TGACGGTTTGACAGAGGCCTAGGAGATTGTGTGCATTAACAATCTCTCGGCTCTCTGTTGCCCGGGTGGCGAAATTGGTAGACGCACTAGCTTCAGGTGCTAGCGCCTTCACGGGCGTGCTGGTTCGAGTCCAGTCCCGGGCACCAAAAACGATTTCAGACCTCGCAGATTTGCGAGGTTTTCTTTTACGTCTTCGAAATTCTTGTTGTCGCATTTTAAATCCCATCTTTCTCAATTAACAATTAATTACAAATAGAGCAGGTAGCAGCATTTGCAAAAACTGATTTTTGAAGATAGAATTTCACTTCTCTGTTGCCCGGGTGGCGAAATTGGTAGACGCACTAGCTTCAGGTGCTAGCGCCTTCGCGGGCGTGCTGGTTCGAGTCCAGTCCCGGGCACCAGACATACTTGTCATATCCCGTTAAGCCTCGGTTTTACGGGATTTTTTGTTGTCCGTTTTGGCATATCTCGTTATATTCAGGTTTAGATAACGGAAATTTAACGGAAACGCTAACGGAAATTCTCGAGGCGGATATGGCAGGAATAAGAAAAACTCTCTGCGGTACGTATGAAGTTTATGGCTATAGACTTCAGGCGGACGGAAACAAACAGCGATTCTCCAAAACATTTAAAACTCGAGCTGAGGCAAAACGCTTTGCGGCAGAGTTGGACATTAGCGCCGAAGAACGCTCTTCTTCGATTACTCTGGCCGCGCTGATTGACGAATACATCAGCGAAGTCACTTCACAGAAACGCTCCAAACGTACAGAAGAAATCCGACTGAGACGCCTCCAGAGAGATAAACTGGCGGCTAAAACTCTATCTTCTTTTACAAACAGAACGATTGAGAACTACATTGAACGTCGCCTCAGCGAACGTGCCAAAAACCGAGACAACTATATTTCACCGTCCACTGTTAATAGAGAGCTGACAATTCTCTCTGACGTTTTTCAATTTGCAATTAAAAACGAACTCACAGATGTGAATCCTTGCCGGGGTGTGGAGAAACCACGGGAGCCAGAGCACCGCGAGAGAGTTGCTTCAGACGAGGATATAGAGAAACTTTTGCAGGCTAGCGGTTGGGACGGCCACACAGTGCCAAAGAACAAAATGCAACTTGCGGTAGCAGCCTTCCTTTTTAGTTGTCAAACAGGAATGCGAGCAGGGGAGCTTTTAAAGATTGAATATTCTTGGTTAGGTGACAATGTGCTACATGTGCCGGCGGAGGCTACAAAAACATTGTCAAGAAGAGACGTGGCCTTGTCTGCAAGAGCTCGGGAAATTCTTAAATTAGTTATGGAGCTCGAGTATGAACCACGGATTTTTGGCGGACTTAACGATCACAACAGAGATACGTTATTCCGAAAAGTTCGGGATAGAGCCGGCCTTGGACCTGAATATGATTCTCAAAACCGACTAATCAAAGAAGGGCTGAATTTTCATGACGGCCGCGCAACTTTTGCGACTTGGGCCGCCAGCCCTGATCCAGAAACAGGGGCGCCCCGTTTAGATGTCCTGGCGCTTGCTAGACAAACGGGGCACAAAGATTTAAAGATGCTCCAGAGATACTACAGAGCGAGCGCAGAAGAAATTGCTAAGCGGCTGAAATAGCGAGCTTGGCTCGGGCGTGTCTTTTGCTTTCCATGTAATCGTCAATGTCTTTTGTGTACCAACGATCGCGCCCGTTCTCGGAGAATGCGTCAGGCTTAGGGAACTTCGGATCCTTCATTACTTCACGGGCGGCAGAAGAGCCAGGAGCAAAACCGATCCTAACCTCTACTTCTGGACGAGAGAGTGTGAGCTTTGTTGTTTTCTGAATCAGCTTTTCAGCGATCTGGCTGGAGACTTTATCTGCCACCATGCTGGACAATTTGTCATAGTCAATGTCATTCATAGCTAGATACCTTTACTCCGTTATACGCACCATCCGGGCGCGTCATTAGATTCTTTGTTTTGTTCCAGAATTTGATGATTAGTTTTGGGCTGTCTTTAACAATTTCCTCCATTACCGGGAGAAAGAAAGTGACAGCCTCCTGAATCGTTTTGAGTTCTTCTCCGGTCGGAACGTAGAACTTAGCTTTGTTCTTGTATGTCCGGAGATATAACGATGTCAGGCTATCTGAGAGAGCACACTGCAGCTCATTGGAAGAAATCAGATCTTCCTCACTCAAACGATCCTCTCCCAATTCACTAAAGGTCACGCCTGTCAGGTTACTGAAATCGGCCAGAGCTCTCATATCATCTCGATCAAACGTGCCATTAGGCAATTTAAGTTCAACTGAGAATCCGACATTCGTCATCGTGTCGATAATCACATCAATTCGCTCCTCAGAAATGCGCGGAATCTCAATCTTTCGACACGTGAATTTCTTCCGAGGTTTCTTGTTCCTGGGCATTGTCAGAACCTCACGCGGTCATTGATGATCATGTCAGCAAACTCGACGTAGTAATCACAGTCAGGACGAGCGAATCTCACATGAAAACGAAGCGTGTACTTTTTTCTTGACTCATCAGTGATACCTAGCGTTTTGAAAAACAACCAGTAGATGTGCTGTAATTTTTTCTCCGAGTACGGTGCCGTTGTGTCAGCGTGGATGACGATAGTTTTCGCCCAGTCGGGGATTTGAATATTTTCGGTTGTTTGCTTCAGGCTGATTCTAGTAATGTTCATTTTCTTCTTCCTTGATTCTTGATAACTGGCGGTCGGCTTTTTCGTTCATTAGCCGAGTGATTTTTTCGTCATATTTCGGGGACTCAAGCAACAGATATTCCATTTGCCGAGACACTAAGAGAACGTCAGCTATTTCTTCGTCCGTTTTTTCCATAGCCTCAGCTCGTTTTTGAGCGATTGATTCGCCGCCTTCACCGTTCTCTTGTTGAATCATGAGACCGACGTTCTTCAAAGTAGCAGCAGCCAGTTCTGCGCCTTCTTCGGCCAGTTTGATGGCCTGAAGGTCCAGGCCGTAATGGTTCGCAATAGCTTGTAGCTTTTCTTGTAAATTCATTTGATGAGTCCTTGTTTTCTAAGCCGTTCTCTGACTTCCCGTTTGATCTTTTCTGATCGTTCGCGCCTTGCCTGTCGTTCTTCCGGTGTTAACGTCAATTCCTTGTAAGCATTGGTGATGGCCTTAGCGGCTGCTTCTCTTGTGATGGGGATTGGTTTCCCGTCGTCTGAGTAGCCTGTAGAGTGAATAAATGGACGCCAGGGATAGTCGTAGCATTCATCCATGTAGACATCAGAGGCTTCGCAAAAATAGGAGTTGAATGTCTGAGCCCAACATGCCATAGGAGGGCTCCAGTAGTTTCTGAACTCAACCCTGATTCGATACTTCCCGACCACCTGTTGGAAGACGGCTTCTGTAAATTCCATTGGTTCTGTCATTGTTTTATCCATAAAAAAAGAGCACCCGGGAAACGGATGCTCTGAGTTTTGATTTGTTCATTTAGTGCGGAACTTCGATAAGGATTGAATCGAAAGGAAGAGACATCTGAACGTCTTTTTGATACTCGTCCATTTTTAAAAGCATCACTTTCTTTTCATCTTTCCATTTGGCGAGAGAAGAGGCGCAGAAACTAATCTGCCGTTTTCGTTCGTCGAACTTTGCCTCCAGTCGTAGGGCCTTTTGGTACGTCGACAGGTTGATGTTCTGTAAAGCCTTTACCGCTGCTTCGAAGGCTTGAGCAAATCTGATTTGATATCGTTCTGCTCTTTTTCCGGATAACTTCATTGCCAAAATATTGAAGCCCGTTTGATTCATTCTGAATGCTGGGGACTCAATAAAGACATCCGGATTTTTAGGATGTGGACGGCTTGTGGTTGTCTCCTGAAAATATAGGAGACATAAAAGCTCCGAATTTCGAGCGATCAGGCCTCTAATAATCTGGAGCAAATTGTCATGACGGTATCCAAAATAATCCGCCACGACAGTTGACAGGACGGTGGGAACGCCATCAATAATTTCTAACGTCGGTGGCGGAAGAGTCGTCAATTCATTCATCTTTTGGTTCCTTTGTTAAAGTGATCTCACTTATTGGTGTGTGTCTCTGGAAACATTTTCTGTAGGAAGAAGTTTTTAATTTTTTGCAGTTCAATGATTTGGTTCTCTATGCGCTCTTGGTTCTCATCCATTGCCTGCATGGATTTATCAAGCAGATAAATAACCCGGTCATCAGTAGGAATTTTGATTTTCATCCGTCCAATGTCTTCAAAAGCGATATTGATAGTCTGCAGATAACGGCTTAGGAAGTTGGGCAAGCTGTACTCGATGACAGAGAACAAAAAATATGGCGGATAGTTTTTTGAATTCACACAAACATACCGCCCATCTACTAGAGAATTAGTTTTTAAAATTTTGACTTCGCAATTGTTTCTGCTTACTCCGGAAATCGGAATCAAAATAGTTCCAGCTGAGTAGAGTTGTCCTTTTTTTGATCTTTCGATCGTGGCGCACTCCGAGAGCGGCCTAATAATTGTCTCTCCCACTTATTAATCTCCATCGCTTCGTCATAACTAAAGCCAGTCAGTTCTGTTATCTGTCGAAGAAGTTCTTTCTCTGTCTGTTTTATTTCGTTGTCTATCTGAACTAGTTCCCGCACAGAGTTTGCAAAGTCGACTGGTTCCTCTTTCTCCAATCTGTCAACGTATCTGGGAATATTGAGATTGAAATCGTTTTCCTCCAGTTCGTTTCTGGAAACCAGTTTCGAAAAGCCCTGGATTGAATTCCTGCAGCGGATTACATCAATGACGAGCTGAACATGCTCATCAAGCATTTCATTCTGCTTTGACCGTTTTTTGTAGGACTGAGAAGCGTCAATAAATAAGGTTCCACTGTTGTTTTGTTTGCTCAGCCCCAACAAGCAAACAGGAATAGAGGTGTTCAAGAAAAGTTTGTCCGGAAGACCGACCACGTACTCCAGAAACCCAGCTCGGATCAAATTCTCTCTGATAGTCTTTTCTCCGTTTCCTCTGAATAAAACTCCATGGGGAAGAACGGCTATCAATTTCGCGGCATCACGCAAATGATGTAGGCCATGTAGCACAAATTGAAAGTCCGCATAGGATTTTGGAGCAAGACCGAAAGCCTTGTTCTCTTCGCTTTTTACTGGAGTCCATTTCACGGAGTATGGCGGATTCATCACTACGAAATCAAATGTCCGGAACTCTGGCTCATCGGAGGAGACGCTGATAGTGGAAAATCGTTCCCCTTTGCTGAGCCGATAAACCGCTTTTAATTCTTTAGTTAAAACATCTAAATGAAGAACTTCGGCATCTGCATTCCGGATAGCCAGATTTGTAAGGAGGAAGGGAATAGCACGGTCACTAAGTTCCTCGGCGTGTAAGAACGCGTCTGGGAACCTGTTCAGAATCTGTATAAGTAAGGTTCCTGTCCCGCTGCATATATCAGCAACCGACCCGGAATCCGTCATCTGAGAGGCGATAATCTGGGCGATAGAGTCAGGTGTGAAATCCTGTTTGAACTTATCTCTATCTCCATGTTCGGATTGAAACAGGTCTCTCAGGAAGTCGATTTTCAAATCTACGTTGTTAGAAACGAGATATTCAAAAAAATGATTCTTCTCGCTCGGATTTAGGACCGTCTGTTTGAGACGATCAACTATTTTGTACGCCTCAGAACATTCAAAAAACGATCCAAAAAGTTTGGCAATTTCCATAAAAATAAAGCCGCTCAATTTGCGGCTGCTTTTATTTCGGTTGGGTAGTTGCACGCTGATTTCGTACAACTCTCGGAATAAGTTTTATTACCGGCGCCGGCGAAATCCTTCCGGAGAAGCTATTGGCATAAAGGCAAAAATTGACTTTTCCCAAAGACGCCAGGTTCTTCCTTCGAAGAAATCCACGTCATAAAAATTGAATCCCTCATCCATGTATCTGAATATGCAGATTTGATCCGGCTTCGGCTTGAATTCTGGATAACTGAACCATCGCTCTTCAGGAAGGTATTCGTTTTCGATGTCATCGAACAAAGAAGGAGTTTGGTTGTTGCGGTCTTCCCAATATCTTTCATCCGGCGTCTGAGGATATTCGCTAAATTTGACCGGCAGGAAGCGGAAGAAATGGGTTGTATATGAAGATCTTGGGATCGGCTCCAGCACTGAGTAATACGTGATATCTACCAGATCTTCAAATTTCGGGGACCGCTTGATGGACATAACAATGCGATGTTCGGGAATTGAGCCTCCTGGGTAATTCTTCCAGCGGTCAACATAACTGATATCTGTCATTTTTAAAGGCCTGCAAAAAGAGGTTCGTTCCGGATGTCCATTAAAGCCTCCAGTGCTTTTCGTTCTCGCTCAGCTTTCTCAGCTGCTCTCTTTTGACACCTGACCCTAAATTCTTCTGCAGAAAAATTCTTCTCGTTTGCACGGAATTGCTTGATCTCTTCGCAGAACTTTTTGTCTTCTTCAGACAACTCTGTCGGAACACCTAGGCTGAGTAAATACCGAACTGCCTCTCCTGGAGTCATTAGGTCGGTAAACTCTTCAATTCTTTTGTTTAGTTCAGCCTCATCAACCTGAGATTTCCCGGCGAAATATTCGGGCCGTTGTTGTAGTTCTTTCTTCTCAAATTCATCAGCAAACAGCGGGGCTGTCTTTTCAATCCTCGTTTGCATCCTCTTTCTTCTCATGGATGCTCGTTTCTCTTCGTCCATCTTTCTTTTTGGTTTTGGATGCTCGAAGTAGATACCGATTGCCCATGCGTTGATTCCCCAGTTCGAAGCTATGATCCAAGGAAGCGTCAACTCTTCTTCGAAAGGACTGCTGCATAAAATCTTCGGAAGGCCCGCAGGTCGCGGTTTATATGGATTCCTCCAGGTTATCGTGTACCTCAGATCAGAAACACTTTGATCTCTCATGTTGCTATCCAATAAAAAGGCCCTCCGAAGAGGGCTCATTGCTGTTTATCCTTTAGGTCCAGTTCTATGTCGTGCTGTTTTAAAACCTTTCTTAAATACTCGTTTTCTTCAGTCAGAGCATTAGTCGTTGACACCAGTAATCGGTTTTGTTTGGTCAGCTTGTCATTGTTTTGGCGTATTTCCTCATTTTGCTGGCAGATTGCTTTAATCGTCTCAGCTGAGTTCAAAGATCCTTTTGAGATTTCATTGACTAATTCACTTAACCGGCGATTGGAATCATTAATCACTTCGATCTGTTTCATGTTGACTTTGAAACTTCGATGGCTGCTAATGGAATCGTTAATTTGAGAGTAGAAAATTAAACACATTGCAGCCAGAATTATCCCGATAATCCAGTATTCATTTTTCATGATTGAAAACCTAAAAAAATCGACACGTTTTTTGGATGTGTCGATGGTGTAAAGATAACTACTTAATTAACTCGATTTTTCTTCAGCTCGACCTATAGCTATGTCAATAGCTTTTTTAATCGTTTCCCAAGCGCTGATGTCTATTCCGATTTCAGTAATCTTTTCACGCTGTAGGCCATTAAAGTTGAGAATTACTTGATTCTTTTTAATGCCTATACCGAGGTCGGCGATGGCAGCACTTCCTTGGCTTTTTCCGAAAACGTCATAGTTTATGACGTAGGCGAAGAAGTTTATTTTTGGGAATTTGTTCACCATTTTTGCTCCTTTATATGCATGCCTTCATTGCTGCATATGTTTCTGTTGTCCTAACTGACTTTGGCATGACACATGCAATAACCCGTTCACCGGACCCTGCAGAAAAAGTAGCCTTTAATGGTGTGCCTTTTTTATTTGGTCTATGAAAAATCGGACAGACCTCAAACGCGGCTTCTAATTCTTCAATAATTTTTATACATTTTGATTGGTAGAACCCGAACTGTCCCGGTTTTTTAAGGCTTTCATTCGGTGGAATTACTTTTGAGTAGTCCGGATAGGTTCCTTGCAGGGGTGTAAAAGGAAATGAAAAATCATCCACAGATATTTCCGTGTTGGAAAATCTTATTGTGTTTCTAGTCTTAGTTTTTGCGACTTGTTCAACGACATTGCGAGGAATTAACACACTTCCTGTGCCATTCAAACCATGTGCACATTTAACGGCTATGATCATAAAAGCATTGCAAGCCACTATCTCAGTTTTATCAAAATCAACGAAAAGGCAGTTGAGTTTGTAAGGAATATCGTTTCTGGGCATTACTGAGAGAAGAACTTTAAGTTGTCGTTTATTCATTGAATAACCTTTTATTTAAACATTACGCGGGTTGCTTTAATGGCTCCACGAGTTTTCTTTTTGCATGGGTAATACAGCCCTGGATATCCTTCTGGGTTGTTCCGACTCGGGACAAATTTCCAATACTCGTGCAACCCGTCCTCAATGTCCGATAGCTCTATAGTTTCATCAAAGAAATCCTCAAGAGCTTTAATTGCTTCTTCAATGTTCAGCCATCCATAAAGAAGGGTTTCACCATCTTCGCTGAAAATGACATCACCTGTCTGAACGTTTTTGGACATATTGTCTCCAATAAAAAAGCCCATCAAATGGGCTTTTTTGCTTCAAGTTGGTTGTAGGCATCTTGCATATATTCAAGCGAAGCGCCGTATTCTTCTCGCCAATAGGTGTCATCTTTGTTTTCCCTGATACTCTTTTCTAAATCAAGGATTAAATCTTCAACAAAATCCAGAATGTAGAAGTGGACTTCATCTGGAACGTAAACGAAAGACTCCTCTTTTGTTTCGTTTTCGTGGTAGTCAATACATTTACCCATCCAATTCTCAAGAAAACGCAATACTCCCTGACCAACAAGAAAAAATTGAGGATCTGTGATATTTGGACTGTCGATATAGTCAGAGAACGCAGCCTTTAGGTTGTTCAAATCCTGCTTTTTGTATAGGAAATCACTCACGTTCTTTCTCCACCGTAAACCCCAACGTCTCTCGAAGTCTCTTCCATTCGCTTTCAGGGAAGTCTTTGAACTCCTTGTACTTACCGGAACTCAATGAAACTATTAAGACGTTTTCGTCGTGGTCCCAAAAGATGCACGCAATCTGATCTGTGTTGAAAATGCAGTCTCGTATCAATAGACGGTTCATTTGTCTTCATCCTTTGACTTTTGAATTAAGAAGGCCAAGCGATCAATCATCGGAGTTGGGTCGATCAGTTTTACCTGGGATAATTTCTCTGCGGTATCTGGCCTGACACTCCACAGCATTTGAATTAGGAGTATTAGTTTGTTGAGGCGCCTCATTGCATCCAAGAGCAATTCGGCTTCTTCGATTGTGAGTTGGATCTTCTTCATGTTTTCTCATCTCTTTAGACACAGCCGCCACAGCAGCCGTGGGGTACATTTTCGTTAATCATTTTGAGAATCTCTGCCTTGTGCTCTTTAAGCTCTGGGTAGGTCTCAAATAAATAGAAGTCGCAGATGTCGAGCCAGGGACCTTCCTCAACGTGCTCACACCAGTGAGAATCAAACCAGACGCTTCGCCAGAGATAAGCGAGACAACCTCTTCATAGATCTTCCCGTCTGCCTTAAATGTCAGCTTCCCTGCACACAGGTTTGGAAAGCAGCCGCTGTAATCGATGAATTCGAACTGCATATTGGCCTCAAAAGAGAAGCCCCGCTTTCACGGGGCTCCTGGTTATTTGTTAGTTGACACTATTCTTTATCCCAATCGCTAAGAGCTTCAGCTAAAGATCTTATGAGTTTTAAAGCCTGCTCTTTCGACAAGATGATGTTATGTGCTAATGCACAAGAATCAGCTCCACGCATTAGCAAATATTTTGGTTTTCCAGGAATAAAACTTAAAGATGTAATCACGACCGGATCAAGCGTTTTTAACCTTTCATCTTCTTGTTTTAGAGCAAGCGCGGTGACAGCTGGGTTCAAAAGTTCTGGGCTTGTTTTTCCCATTTTTTATTACTCCCGCTTGTGGCACTAAACTTCAAAATATCGTCATCAGGCGGTTCAATTTCAAGTTCTCTGAAAGCCAATACAACAGCGCCACTATATTGATCCCAACTTCTGAAATCGGTATTGAAGTAAGAAACACGAATCTGGTGCTCAAATCTTCCGTTTAAGTAAACTAAATAGTTACCTGGGCGAGGAGGCCTTAAAGCTGGAAACGGATTCCATCCATCTGGGTTGTACTCAGGAACGTTTTCAAAAAGATCTTTAACGATGCTTATTGAAAATTTTTGATCATCATCAGAAGCAAGAATGTATTTTGATCCATTAGTCATTTGATTTTGGCAACGCTTTGCAATGCTTTCATCCGATAGCAGTTGCATGATCTTTTCTTTTAAAGTAGGGTCTTTGATCTTCCACATTTATTTCTCCAAAAGAAAAGCCTCTAAAAATTTAGAGGCTCCTTATTAGCGATAGTTTTAAAAGTTTTACTGAACTGGTCGACACAGGATGCAAACTCTTGGTTCCAAGATTCATCTTTACTTTCCCAAAGGAGTTCTTTCAATCGTGAATCGTGACCAGCTAGGAATAAGAAGATGAAGTTATGAACTTCTTCTTTAAGAACACCTTTGTATGCCCGATCAAAATGCAGGTCCAAAAAATTCTCTTTGATAGCATCATCTACCGTCTTCAAAATTCCTTGACTGATAATTAGATCTTTGGTTGTTACATAGGAAGGTACTTTATCTTTGTCAAGAAGCACAGAAAAAGCAAGGGAAAGGTTTTTGTAATCCTCCTCGCTATATCCAAAATGTTTCATGTTTACTTGTCCTTATAAAAGACTAGCCAGAACCTAGAGACTCCAGTTTTCGAACTTGTTACTTTCTTGTCGCCACACAATGGAACGATAGGTTTGAAGAGGTGAAGGATTAACGGAAGTGGAATGTCCTTGTCTGTCCATTTGAAAATTAAGGTTCCATGAGGTTTAAGGACTCTCCAGCATTCTCTAAAGCCTCTTTGCAGATCTTCTTTCCATGTTTCCTTGTTTAGGACCCCGTAAGACTGAGCCATGTATGAGGTCTTGCCAAGGTTGTAAAGATGCGGAGGATCGAACATGACTAAATAAAATGAATTGTCCTCGAAGGGAAGTGACCTAAAATCCATTTTTTGATCCGGGTGAACGTCTAGTGTTCGGTAATCACACTGTACGTAAGATTCATCCCTGATATCTCCAAAAAGAACGATAGGGTTGTTCTTGTCGAAGTAAAATTTTCGACCTCCGCACGCGGGGTCCAGAACCTGTTTTCGACTATCAACGGCCTTTAATTTGATTCCCATTTATTCCTCTTTTAGCCGCCAGTTGTTCGTAGGCAGTTCTAAAGGTTGAGTACCAGTCGGAATATTTTTCTGCCAAGAAACGATCGCCGTTTTTTGACATATTCAGTTCGGAGGCATTCATGAGGGCTAGCATGCACTCTTCGAAAAATCGGAGAATGTGCCTGTGCAGCCCTTCTGTGATCTGATAGACGAATTCACGGCGTTCATTGCTGAAGTCGTCCTCCGACTCAATTCCTTTTTCGATGATTCTCAGGATTCCGTTTGCCCGGATAAAATCCGTTGGACTGAGCGGATGATCTTCTCCAAAATCTACGCTGAACGCCGAGTACATGAGATCAAGGTCGTCTTTGTTGTATTCGAATTGCTTCATCTCAGTGCATATGAAAATAGACCGTTTCTGTCGAACCAAGAGCGCACGTAGTGCTTTGCTTCTTTTAAAGTTTTGAACTCTCTGATAGGAGGAGCCCAATTTGCAAAGGAGATGTATTTCCAGTCTTTATGCTTTTTAAACAGAAACCCGCATAAGGCGCCACAATAAAAAAGTCGGTATATCGTCGGACGCCCCGAACAGAATTTTTCAAAACTAACAGTTTGCATATTGTTTTGGCCCCATGTCGGGGCCGTCCTTAATTTGGTTTACTTTTGCTCTTCGGCCTGCTGCTGAGGTTCTTCGATGACTTCGCCGTCCTGAATGTCCTTGAAATCGTCAACAGAAACAGCGTTGATGTCGATCACGTCGGTCGGGTCGATTTTTTCTCCAGATTCCCGTTTCGCGTCAACATTAGCCACCTGCAGGGCTTCAATCGAAACAGGCAGGTACTTGAACAGACGACGGATCACTGTTTTCAGAGCCATCTGTTCAAAATACGTATTCCAGATATTCTTTGACTTAGCCTTCGCTTTGACAGCCTCAACCTCAGCACGAGACATGACCTCGAACTGGTATCCGCCACCGCGAAGATTTGCGACCGCGTAGACAAAAGTGATGGGCTTTTTAACGCGGTCAGCTTCACAGCTGGGGACGTGGTGGATGTCCGGATGAAGTCCGAGCTGATAATTAAAATCGTCACCTTCGTGGACTGCGAATGCAGACAGAGATAAAACTTGTCCGGAGCGACGAGCCAAATCAATCATGCCGCGATAGCCCAAGATTAACTGGCACTGATTTCCGTAAGGGACTAGGTAGGCTTGGCCGAGGGCGGAACCGGGTTCAAGACCAAGCTGTGCCGACTGCATGACAGCACCTAGGAATGAGGCTGGAGTGGTGTTGAGAAGGGCTGGAGTTTTACGCAATTCGGTCGCGGCGATTCTAGCCATGCGATCAGCGCTCAAGTGTTTCGGAACCGCTAGCGCTAATTGTTTCTTGAACTGGTCGGAAAGAACTTGCTGCACGATAACAGGGGCTTTCGTTTTCGGTTTTGCTACTGGTGCAGAGGCGGCGCCGACTGCTGCGGCGAGTTGGTCAGTTGTAGACATAATTATTCCTTTTTTTTGCGAGTGAGTTTTGGATTAAGCGCAAACGCGCATTACACGAGTTGAGGATTCCTTGAGGTAGTCGTAGTAGTCATCAAGATGGTCTTTCCGGAAGGAATCCGAATCGAAACGTTTGGATGTTTGTGTTTTGTAGGTGAGAACTTTCTTGCCATCAAGCGTGAGAATCTCGTTGTCCTTCATGCTTATTGCAATCTTGGTTTTGAGCGCGTCCTGCTGTTTTTTTAGTTCCTTAATTTCACCAGCAATACGTGCATACTCACCATAATCAATAGCAAGCTCACCCTGAGCTTCCACAGCTTTTCCATCGCTTTTGCCATATAACTGAAGTACATCGTCAATGTTGATTGGGTCAGGCGGGATTTTCTTCAGAACGTTTTCGTTCCAGAAGCGGGAACACTTTTCTTTGATCACTTGAAACACATCCGGGCGAGCATCGATCCAGTACATCCGGAAGTCAGAACCTCCGATAAGCACTGCGAGATACATTCCTCTGAGCTTCAGGATGCCGCAGTACCACTGAATTTGCGTTTCATAATAAAGTGGGATCACGTGCTCTGTTCTGAGATTGTTTTGTCTGATCTCAAGCTCCTGGCTCGGGCCCCACAGGTCAGCAGTAAAAGCGTTCGCTGTTTTTGCCTCAAATGCGATGTCAGTGTTAATAGGTCGCTCAACGCCCGTGATATTTGCGTAGCGCTCAATTTCTTCAATCTTCAGCAGCGGCCGAACTTTTCCGGCAATCTCAGGATTGATGATTGCTCGGTCAATGTTTGCAATCGCCCAAGGAGTTTCGGGATCGGCAAACTGGTGAGAAACCTTCTGAACTCTCTTACCGGTGCGCAGCTGAAATTCTTTTGCGACCGTGTCTTCAAGCACCGTTCCCCAATACGCAGGCTCGGACATTCCCTTGTCCTCAGAGAGACCGAGTTTATCGTTCCATACATCCAGGGGCGTCTTCCACGGATTCAAACCGAGAACCGCTGCAACATCAGAACCACCGATACCTGTACGCCGACCCTCTAACCAGAGGGCTCTTTGTTCGTTAGTCATTTTTTCAGATTCCTATCAATAAAAAAATCTGTAAATAGTGCTGAAAAAGGGGTCTGCGGCAAGATTGGTGTTTTATCGTTTCGCAGGGCTAATTCTTCTTCGCGTCTTTTGCGATACCATTCTTTGCTCTGCGCAACCCTCTTTTCTTTGTTTTTTGCGTAGTACTCGCGCTTCAGTTCTCGGTTGCGCTGTTTTTTACGCTCTGCGTCAGTAATTACTGTCATTCGTTTTCCTTCAAAAATTCGTCAAACAAAGGCTCAATTTCAGGATGTCGTTCATCCTCGCCCGCTTCCGCCAGTTCGTTGATGTGTTTATCGCAATAGCGCGGGATGTACTCTTCAAAGAACTTTTCGAGCAGACGCTCATACTCAGCTTCGCGTTTTTCTTCTTGCCAGGACAGGTGCGAGGTGTGTAAGTCATTACAGCCACTCCACGAGAAAGAAGGGAAGAATCACCGAGGAGGCCAGCATGACGCCAGAGAGCACCAACAGGCAGACGTTATCTCTGTCAGAATTTTTTGCAGTCAGAAACTTCTTCATAACAACCTCCAAAAGAAAAGCCCCCGAAAGCGCATCAAGGAGTACCGCGCTAACGAGGGCCAGGAGAGAGAAACTTAAAAACTTTTGACATCTGGATAGATGTCTCGGTCAATCGTTTGCCAAACGAGATCAGAAATGAAATTCGACGCATACTCTTTAAAGAGCGCTTTGACTTCCTTCTGAGCCTCAGCAGTCGAAACAACGTGAGCAAGGTCAAGCGTTATCTCTTTCTTTCCAGAGAGCAGGGCGGACACCACGGCGCGCTCGGCATACTTAAGAGCATCAGTGAGACAAATTGCAGAACCGCGCTCTTTCAAAATGTCTTCAACAGCAACATCAAAAATCTGTTTTTGTTCATCTACTAACAGGTCCATTTTTCTCTCCTTAAAACTATGTAAAAAAGACCACATTCATAATCCCCCCTAAGCGCTGAACTGGAACTAACAGTTATTGGTAAAAGCCTGGGGAGCTTATGAAGATGGTCTGAAGGTGCTCGTCTTTCCGAGCTGTCACCTCCGCGGGATAATTAATTTGTCAACACTCAATTAACCAATGGAGGAAAAGATGTTTGCTTATGAAACTTTGCTTGAAGCGCTGAAAGCACGAAAGGCAGTGTCTTTTATTTACCATGGACAGTATCGGGTTGTATCGCCATACATCCTTGGCAAAAACAAATTGATGGGCTTGCAGACTGAGGTAGGGAGCCTTTCCTGAGAGCCTCATTCTCTTAAGTACTTCGAGGTTCCTGAGATAACCAATGTCCGAATTCTTGAAGGAAAGTATGTACCTCCTCAGACCGCTCCACAATATAAAACTCTGGGAAGATTCGTGTCACCTGTTTGGGTGAACCCATAGCAACTTCCTGAGAGTTTTCTAGGCACCAGACTGCGTACTCAAGAGCTTTCAGACCTTCGTAGAACTCGCGTGCGGCTGTCTCGCCCTGAGGAGGAGCCGCATTGCTGAGCGCCTTATATGTTTGCGAAAGGATAGAGATTTCTTTGTTCATTTAACAACTCAACTTATTGCTCTGCTAGCAGCGATTCAAATCTTGCAAAAATGACCTCTAACTCGATGAGCGCTCGTCTTTTTGTTCGGAAACTCAGACCGAAAACGTTTGCCAATAACAAATCGTTTACCTTGTCTTGTTCTTTCATGAAGAATCCGGAAAAACGCCAGTCATTTCTTTTAGGTCTGACCAGACTGATGATGTTTTGGCCCTTGTAGTAAATCTCATAAGCTCGAGGGACAACGCGCTTAACTTTTAAAAGCATTTTTTCTCTCCTGTAAAAACAGAAGCGCCCTCCAGCGTGTGCTAGATATATCCAAAGGAGAAGTTGCCGGAAAGCGCTTTTGTTTGTGAACTGTCTTTGCTGGAACGGCCCCTACTTGCACCTGACGACTTTAACGTCACAATCCTTTTGGCTTTCTCTATGCCGCTGGTTCACTTTCGATCCCCATGCTTAGGCGCAATTCACTTGCCGCCTGGTTGCTCCCTGGCTTTTCGGTTTACTCAGCTTTAGGAGCTTGTTCCTTACCTGACAATCATCGGTAAGGCTTGTTAAAGAACGTTTAAAAATTGATATGAAAATATTAAAACATTTAAATATTTGAATCAAGCATTAAAAGATTTTAATTGTAAAATTTAGGGAAAATACTAATAAAGGTATTTAAATATTTTGTTGTTTGGGATGATTTTCTTAATGATGAGCAACAAAAAAACCGCCCAGAGGCGGTTTCCATTAAAAACTTGAATGAAGACTATTGTTTATCGTCAGTTTGTTGATTTAGTCCAGTGTCTCCAGCCTCTATACGTTGGAATATCTCAATGATTTTATCTCTATAGTTGTAAATATCCTCTACACATGAAATTTGGAATGGCGGTTCTACACGCATAAATCCGTATAGATCGATTTTTAATCTTTCGGGGTTTTGAAAATAGAATCTGACTAACGTTTTTCTATTGTTATCGTCTAATAGGACAGCACAATAAGATTTTGACGGTCTAAGAGCAATTCTAGAAACATCGCAAACATCGGCTAGGATTGCTTTAACAATATTTAAGCCCAATTTATCGAGATCGTTAGCTTCTGGAGTAGCGCTAGCCGGTTCAGCAATAGATTCAGCTTGTTCTTCTTGCTGTTTTTCTTCTCCTTCAATCGCTTTACGAAGTCTTGCGTTAATTTTTTCCTCAGTCCACTGTCTGAAGGATTCTTTTAGTAATGGAGTTAGCTTGTCTTTAACGTTTTGATTGATTTGACCATTCCATACTTTCTTTGCAAAGAATCTAACGAAATCTTCTTCCGGCTGCTCGTATTGTTTAGAAAGAATTAACTTGAATTGCTTTGTAAACTTCAACTGCTCAGCGATTTTAATTGTCGATTCATCATTGTATTTGTCTTTAGCCAGCAGAAGAATCTTGTCTAAATCGTCATCGTTAATATTTTCTAAACTGACTTCAAAATACGGAGAATCATCCATCACATTGTCGACTTCTAAGTCAGTAAAGAAGCGATATCTATTACCGTCTGTCAATATTCCAACACGCGCCGTTTTTACAAACGGGAAATAACGCTTAAGTTGGTCGAGCTGATCTTTATCAAGAGATGCTCCGTAAGCCTTAGCCTCAATTAGAACAATAGGATTGCCATCTTTGCACAGAGCATAGTCAACTCGTTGGTCTTTCTTTACGCCTGCTTGCGCTTGAAACTCAGGCACAACCTCGGACGGGTCAAATACGTCATAGCCCAAAAGCTGAATAAACGGCATGATTAACGCAGTCTTTGTAATTTCCTCGTTAGTGAGGTTTTCAGCCATTTTCTTAGACTTCATGCCTAACGCTTTAAATTTATCTATTAACTCCATGATCGTTCTCCTACATTGGATTAAATATCAGTTGATTTAAACGTTTTGATTACTCGACCTATTGTGTGAAATTCGATTTGGCTATCTGCGTTTATCTCAATATCTCTATATTTGTTATTGTCAGAGATTAGGATTAAACGTCGTCCGAAACTCCTTTGAACTCGTTTAATAAAATATTGACCATCTAAAAATAGGAAATAAACACCGTCTCGATCGCATTCGTTTTTGCTAACGTCAACAAAAACGAGGTCACCATCATTTATCAACGGTTCCATAGAATCACCAGACGCTGTAACTATTTGAACATTTTGCGGCTGGTATTGAGGAAAATTGTTTTTAAACCAAAGGACGCCGACTCTCAAACCATCTATCACATCCGCATCGTTTTGCTTATCTTCGTATGAGCATAAAGTCCCGCATGAAGCTCGCAAATTGACTTTTTTTAGATAAATCGTTTGATCGCTTGTACTCTCTTTAGGTTCTTTTTCGTCTTTTTCTTCGCCATAAATAAGCCAGTCAGGACTAACGCCGAAAACCTCAGCAATTTTTACAGCATCTTCGTATTTAAGACCCTTCGTCCGTGTACCTAGCCAATAAGTAATAGTAGGAGCCGATACATTAATTTTTCTTGCTAGTTCGGCATTAGACATTCCATGAGCCGAAAGAAGCTCTGATAGTCGGTCTTTGTACGTCTTCATAATGAAACTCCTTTAATACCAATTTTAAAGAGATCTAACAAAAACGTTAAATTTTTAAACGTTTAAACATTTGAATATTTTCGTATATAATTTAAAATGTTTAAATAATACGTTTTAATATTTAACGCCATGGATAACGATTTAAAGAAGAAAGTATTTGATGAGATTGTTTCTCAATACAAAGGTTTCTTTTGGCACAACAGAGGGCAACAAAGAGCGCTAGCTAAAGAACTAGGACTCAATCCTGCTTCTATTACGTATTGGAAAAAAAACGGCATTCCTAAAAGTTATTTGCCGTACTTCAAATTGCGTTTTCCCTCGTTGTCAATTTGGAAAGAGTTGAAATAGTGCAGGTAACTATATGGCTCGCTATAGAAAAATTGACGTCCGAATTTGGAATGACGCGAAATTTAACGCCCTGAGTTCTGACGCTCAACTTATATTTTTGTACCTTCTCACGTCGCCCCAAACAACGATGTTGGGCGCTGTCCCTGTAGATAAACATACGGTATCGAGAATTTTAAAGTTTGACGATATACGGTATGGCATAGGGTATAAGCAACTGTCTGAATACGGTATGTTGGAGTACGACGAAGCGGGAATTTTTTGGATAAAAAACTTCTTAAAGTACAACCCTCCGGAAAATCCAAAAGTCGTAATTTCGTGGTCGTCTTTGCTCGATCTGTTTCCTGAATGCCAGCTCCTTATCAAAATAGCAAAATCTGTCTTAAAGGCTTGCGAGACAAGGGGAGAGGCGTATGTAAAAGCGTTACATCCTGAATTCAAAAAACTTGCTAAATACGATATAGCAAAGGGTATGTCATACGGTATCGCATACGGTATGCCATATCAGGAACAGGAACAGGAACAGGAACNAGAAACATATACACGCACCGAAAAGAGCGAAAAACATCCGGAAGTTTCTAAAAGTTTCGCGGGGCGTGTGTGTGAAAAACCTGTTTCTCTAAAAACTGAAACCATTGAGGAAGAACTTCCGCTTGAAGAACCAAAGGTTCAGGAAGCAAGTGTTTCCAAAACGGAAACAGTTGAGAAAAAAGCAAAACGGAAATCAAAGGCTAAACAACCGTGTCCTTTTAACGACGGAGACGCTATCCCGGAAGACTTTGTGAAAGTAGCTGAGCAATACCACATTGCCAATCCTCAGCTGCTCTTCCAAAAGATGATTTCGTACTGCAAATCAAACGGGAAAGAGTACGTCGACTACAAGGCAGCTTTCCGAACATTCTGCATACAAGATCAGGAAAGGAATCACGGAAAACAAAGCTCTGGAACCAACAGCAACAACTCAGCACCTATGCCCTATGAGCCCCCGGGCGGTTTTACGGAGGACTACTACAGGAAGGGCTGCAAATTCGATGACAAGGGGAACATTCTGCTATGACAACATTCGTATCAATCGGGAGCCTGACTGGTTCCATCCATCCGTCTCTTTCCGGAGTTTTAACTAAGCGAAAAACGGTTCTTAACTGTCCTATCCATGGGGATTATGAGGCCGAAGGAATCTATCTCGGTTCCATCCTCAAGACTCAAACAAAGTGCCCGCAGTGCGAAGAAGACCAACGGGAAGCAAGAGAAGCTGTTGAAGCTGTAATGAGGCAAGAGGCAACCAAGAAAGAGGTTGAGGAGCGCGTTGCAAAGTCTCGAGTGCCGCTCGAGTACAGAAGCAAATCCTTTGACAGTTTTCGGGTTTTCAATGCTGAACAAGGCAAGGCCCTTGAGCTATCAAAACGTTTCGTTCGAGGCTGGGAGAAAGCAAAGGCCGGAGGCTATGGCTTGCTCTTCCTTGGGAGCTGTGGGACTGGCAAAACCCATCTTGCTTGTTCAATCGTGTCAGCTCTCATCGCTAACCACCAGTTTCTGTTCCCGAAGTATTACCGAACATCCGAGATTTTCTCGGCAGTTCGAAAAAGTTACGTTCCGGGCTCCCAGACAAGCGAGGACGAAGTTCTCAACTACTTCTCTGGAATCGAACTGCTCGTTATCGATGAGGTCGGAGTTCAGAAAGGCTCCGACGCAGAAAGAAGGATCTTGTTTTCGATTCTGGATACTCGCATGACCTCCAACAAGCCAACCATCCTGATGAGCAATCTCAGTGCTGAGGGATTGTGCTCTCTGCTCGGTGATCGTCTCTATGACCGTGTTCGCTCCAAATGCGTTCCGGCGCTGTTTGTAGGTCAGTCCATGAGAAAGCCGGCAACACCTGATTTATTCGACTGAGGTGCGAGATGTCAGAGAGTGCATGGCAGTTGCTGATGATCATGCTGGCGCCGGTCGTGTTCGTCAATCTGGTGCTGTTCGGATTGCTGGTGAGGGCGGCTCTTCAGATCAGTAAGGAAACCAAATTAACCGATCGGTTGAAAAGGAGTTAGAGCATGGACGTTTTTGGATATTTTTGCGTGTACGTGCTCGGATGCTGTGTGATCGGTTGCTATTTGGCAGGGAACGAAATGAACTTTGATGTCCTTAATTTCTTCGCTCTGGTAGGTCTATCCGGAGGAGTCTTAAGCCTTCTCGACTTTGCATGGTTCGCATACTCAGGATCGAACATTGATTACAGCCTGAAGATTTTGGGGATGGTTATTGCAGTCGATTTCGTTTGCGCTTTCCGGAGAAAGTCTGAATGACCGGGTGCTGCCTCTACTGCATTCATGCTCAGGCCTTTTGGATAGGACCTGACGGTAAGAGGCATCTGCCTCCAAAACAGTCCTTTGGGGACATGAACATCTACTGCCACCATCCGGATAAAGGTGCTGGCATCGAGTGCTATCCGATCTCGTTTGCTCGATGCACAGTATTTGAACAAGCGGGAGACGAGCAAATTCAACGCAGGAGAGACTTCTTCTCGAAGTTTGAGCGTTGGCCTTCACACGCTCAGATCATCGCTCAACGGAACTCTAATGTTCTGGAAACAGCATTAAAGAATTCAACCAAACAACACAAACTCAATCAGGAGGGATAAATGAAAAGGTTTTTACAAGCAAAGGGCAGGTTAAAAGTAGGAGAAATGAACCGGACCGAGGCCGCCTATCGAGACCACTTAGAACAACAGAAAAACGCTGGGTTAATCCTCAAATACTGGTTCGAGCGCTTCACGTGGAAGATTGCCTCAAACCGATGCTCGTATACGCCTGATTTTCTTGTCATGCGTCCAGATAAAACGCTTGAGCTGCACGAGGTCAAGGGCTCTCTAAAAATCTTCGCTGACGACGCAAAAGTTAAATGCAAAGTCTGTGCTGATGAGTGTCCGATTCCTTTGTTTATCGTCACACCGAGACCAAAGAAAGAGGGTGGGGGCTGGAGCGTTCAGGCATTTTAACGTTGAAGCATTTGTTTTCTGGTGGATCAATTCTGTGATGGCAATCTACGCCCTTCTTTGGGTCGCTAAGAAGATTGCGGATTTTTTGGAGCACCGCGACAAGCTCAGGAAAAAGTTGGATTTCTTTGGGCTCTCGGCCATCGGGATTATTTATCTCTACTGCATGTTTAGCTACGTGAGGACTCTTGGATGACAGAAACAGAACAAAAACTCATTGATGATCTCAGGCCTCGTTTGGATAACTGGCGCCGGGCGTACCGTGATCGTGTTGTTAAAAACGTCTCGATTGCCTACGCAGTAGAGAAAGCCCTCGCATTGACGAGAAATAAGACTGATTTTTCTGAGGATTATTCTGGTCCGGATGATCGCTCAGAAGATTTTGCGATGAAGGTTGACCAAAAAGACGCGGATTTACTCAACTTGGTTTGGCAATACTTGGATGTACCGGGTGCCGATTTTTTTACTATTGGTGAGGGAGGGCTAACCGTTAAGACGGCGAAGAACATCATCCTCCTTTATGTATTTTCCAATAACTATGCTCTGCGTAGAGCTGGACGGAAAATCTGGAAGGTAAAGGATGTAAAACTAGAAGGTTGGATCAAAGAATCTTTGATTTTCTTTGCCCTTAGGCTAAGAGATTATGAAGCGGCAAAGGATAAAGCAGAAAAACAATAAGGGAAAACAGTGCGAATGTCTCAGGTAAAGATGGGATATTCGCCGGATTATTTCTCAACTTGCCCTGATAAAATTTAAAAATTACATACAAACCCTAGGAGATCGAAAATGAATAAATCCCTTTCTGTCCTAGTTGGACTGACTGCACTTCTATTGGCTGGATGCAAATCTGAAATCACGATGCCAGTCACATACTCAGAAGTTTTTGGAGATCCGGTTATTAAGACAGCCCAATTGGACATTGAAGTTCCCGCGTGCAATGAATATAAAAGTGAACTGGAGAGCTCTTCCGTCTTAGAAGCAAAGCAAAAGATCCATTACGTATTCCCTTCAGCAACATATTTGGGTTGTAAGAGAGGCAAGGATTACTCAACATTTGCTCAGTTTCAGATTCCTTTTAAGGTAGGTGGAATAGGTTTAAAAGACTGTGCGGACAACGAGATATGTGTCGGGTCGTCTCAGAACAACCAGAATATGAACGCCTTCATTGGAAAGGATTTAAAAGCTAAACTTGATGAGTTGACAAGATCTGCAACCATTTATGGTCCGAAAGATGTAAGAGTCAGAATAGATTTTAAAAACGACACAAATAAAGATCTGCCGATCAACTTTACTAGCATCTTCTTGGGCGATGGTAAAAAAGCCCTTCCTTTGCACAATTTAAAAGACTTAAGTTTTAAACAACGCACTCAGGCCTACATGACTCTCAGTAATGTTGCGGCTTCTGCATTGCTATGGCGCGGGGTAGTAACCGTTACAGAATTCCCCGATAGAGAACTAAAGGAAGTGCAAGCACCGGCTAAGAATTAACATTTATTGCAAAGGGTATCTCGGTGTGGTATCGTCAATAAGACAATTTCAAGCCTGTGATACTCAGGCGCCGATAGGCTTAATCTGAACGGGTTCCTTGCGGAGGAGCCCGTGTATCCAAAGAAAAGAGGATACGATGATTAAGCCAATCGATTACATAAGAGCTCCGATTTCGGGGCTTTTTGTTTTTCGGCCGTTCGCTCAATCTTCGATTGTCCTCCCGTACTCCAAAATCGAATTATTAAAGAACTGGCGGACGGCTAACATCTCAGCGGTTTCATTGACCTCAATGATTATCGACAACCGCCAGCCTCTCGGTGGGCTTAAGCACCGAGCCATTTACAACATCCAGCAAGCCTAGCTTTTCATTCTTATGGAAACGATGCTCACTCCGCTGGATTTCTAATTCTCCTGACGAGAATGGCGGAGAAAACCGCCTTAACAAACTATCTCCTTGGGGTTGGTTGGGGTTGCGCTCGGCTGAAAGATGTCGGGCGCACCTTTTTTAAGCTATGAAAGAATCTGAACTCAAAATTCTCTACAGGCCGGTCAATGACCTGATTCCGTATGCAAACAATGCCCGGACGCATTCTGAGGAACAGGTGAATCAAATCGCCAGTTCGATCAAGGAATTTGGGTTCAACAATCCAATCCTGGTTGATGAACAGGGCGGAGTTATTGCCGGACATGGACGCTTGAAGGCGGCTAAGAAACTCGGGCTGAAGGTAATACCGACAATTGAATTAACCGGATTGTCTGAAGCTCAGAAGAAGGCTTTCATCCTTGCAGATAACCGAATTGCTCTTAATTCCGGTTGGGATATTGATCTCCTGAGAATTGAGCTGCAGGAATTGCAGGATACAGATTTGGCGCCGGTCACTGGTTTCTCAGACGAAGAGTTGAACGCTTTGTTGTGTGGAACTACCGAACTCGCTGAGGAAGAGGAAGAACCGGAAAAAGAGGAGCCCGAGGCAGATAGCTTTAATCTGACGCTCTCAATTCCGATCGAATACAAAGAGCAGGTTCAGGATTTCGTTAAGAGTTTCGGACCCGAGGATTTAATTCAGAAGATCATCGATATGACCAGTTAACTAGAGGCAGGATGATGGCATGGAAGAAAAAGTTCAAAAGAAGCGGACTCGTCCACGCATTCAGATTGACTTAGAGAAGGTTGAACAACTGGCTCAGGTTTGTGACAACGAGGAAGAGATCGCTCTCGCGCTCGGGATCAGTTATCGGACCTTGAGAAATCGAAAAAAAGATTTTGCCAATTTTGCCACCGCCATAAAAAAGGGAAAGGCTAAGGCAAACGCCTTTGTTGGCGGAAAGTTGATGGCTCTCATTCGAGAGGGGAATCCGGCAGCGACCATTTTTTACATGAAGAGTCGCTGTGGGTGGAAAGAGACTGACAGGAAGGAGATCACTGGAAAAGACGGTGAACCGGTCAAGGTCGATAAGGTTAACCAGCTGGATCTAAGCAAGCTCACCTTGGAACAGTTAGACGCGCTGGAGGGTATTGTGAATGCGGCTTCCAACGATACAGGAGATCAGACTAGCTAAGGCCCGTAAGGGCCTGTCTTTTTTCACACTGCACACAAAACCTGACTACCTGCTCGGCTGGGTACACAAAGAAATTTGTGATGAGCTGGACAGGTTTCTGCAGGACGTGGCAGATAAAAAGTCTCCTCGGCTAATTATCACGATGCCTCCGAGATCCGGGAAGAGTGAGCTTGTTTCTAGGCGCTTTCCGGCTTTTGCTCTTGGGAGAAATCCAGAACTTCAAATCATCGCAACATCGTATTCTTCAGACCTATCACAGCGCTTCAACAGAGATGTTCAACGCGTAATAGATGATGAGAAATACTTTGAGCTGTTCCCGAATACTCGGCTCAGCAATTCGAGAGTGCGTACCGACTCCCGAGGATCGTATATAAGAACCTCTGACCTCTTCGAGATTGTTGGTCATGCCGGCGCCTATCGTTCTTGCGGTGTGGGTGGCGGTATAACGGGTCAGGGTGCCGATATTTTGATTATCGACGACCCGATTAAAGACCGAGCTCAAGCAGGCTCTAAGACTATCCGAGACTCCATTTGGGACTGGTACACATCTACCGCCTACACCCGACTGTCTCCCGGAGGTGGAGTCATCGTAATGGCCACCCGTTGGCACACAGACGATCTGATTGGTCGACTGATCCAGAGGATGGGAGAGGGCGATACATTCCGGATCGTAAATTATCCGGCTATCGCCGAGCATGACGAATTACACCGCAAAGCTGGGGAAGCTCTGCATCCTGAGCGTTATCCGCTCTCAACTCTGCTGCAGATCCAGAAAACGATAGGCAGTCGAGATTGGGAGGCTCTGTATCAGCAGCATCCAGTGCCCGATGGCGGAGCTTTGTTCAAACTTGAATGGTTTAGACGATGGACAGCATCAAGCCTGCCTCCCGAGTTTGACCATACGCTCATGTCGTGGGATATGACGTTCAAGGATTCCAAAAACTCCGACTATGTGGTCGGTCAGGTTTGGGGCAAAAAAGGTCCGAATTTTTACCTGCTTGATCAAGTACGAGGCCAATGGGATTTTGTGAAGACAAAAGAGATGGTCCGCGTTCTTGCACAAAAGTGGCCGCGTGTTGTCCGGAAACTGGTTGAAGACAAAGCTAACGGCTCGGCGGTTATTTCAGAGCTGAAATCTACGGTTTCTGGGTTTGTTCCGATAACGCCCACCGAATCAAAGGAGGCAAGGGCATCGTCCGTCACTCCTTACTTCGAGGCAGGGAATGTTTTTATTCCGGAAGACACTGAAGCGCCTTGGGTGCCGCATTACGTCAGTGAGTTGCTTGAGTTTCCTGCGGGTTCTCACGATGACCAGTGTTTCGTTGCAGGAACTAAGGTGGCCACTCTTTTTGGAGACAAGCCAATAGAAAAGATTAAGGCGGGTGAAATGGTTCTAACCCCATTTGGTCTTAAACGTGTTTTGTTCTCCGGAAAGACAGGTAGCCGAAGAGTGGTATCAAAGTTTGGAGTAACGGCTACTCCGGATCATCCATTTATTACGCGTGATGCGGAGATAAAAGCGTTCCAGACGGTTAAGGAGGAAGAATGCATCAAGCTCAAATACCGCAACTTGATAAATCCAATCCTGCAGAGACGGTTACGTTCAACGGCGTTACCTATCGTCTCATGGGAACGAGGAAGTATTACCTCAGCCAGTCCACAACAAATGAAGGCAGGAAAGCGCCGAAAGGACTCCATGTGGCTATTTGGGAGTTCTTCTCTGGGAAAACCGTGCCTCAAGGGTTCCATATCCATCACAAGGACGGCAACACTTTCAATAACGAATTTAGCAATCTTGAGTGTTTATCACGGAGCGAACACTGCAAGAAAACTAATTACAAAACTGAAAGGGTCAAAAAGCACCTGGATAAGGTTCGGCCGCTTGCTAGTGCGTGGCATAGAAGTGAAGAAGGAAGAAGTTGGCATCGTCAACATGCCAAAGAAAGGCTTCCGACCTTTTATCGTTGCGCCTGTTCGTTTTGTGGTTCCATTTTTGAGGCAAAAAGTCCAAACGGAAGGTTCTGCTCAAGAAAGTGTGAAACCCAATACAGATGGAATTACGAGTGTTATTTGGTCACAAAAAAATGCGAAATCTGCGGTCAAGAGTTCACTTCTATCGAGGGTGGAGGCAGAAAACCCAGAACAACATGCTCCAGAGCTTGTAGCCGAAAGCTGGGGTGGAATAGAACCCGTTTACAACCTATGCGTGAGTGACGTTCACATGTATTTTGCAAACGGAGTCTTGGTTCACAACTGTGACGCTACAACTCAGGCCTTGAATTACTTCCGGAGTGGAAAAGGCGTCATTTTGACCCGAGAGCAGATGCAGCAGGCACGTTTTAGATTTTGAAAATCATGAATCAACTAGACGAAAACAAACGCCGAAAGATCAATCAAAAGATCATCGATGCGGTAAGCTCTCGCTTCGTGCCTCCTAGAAGATCGTTCTCAACCGAAGAGGCCAAAACGCTCTTTTATCCTCCGATTACCTTGAACACAAAAGAGCCGGAGAAAGAAGAGTCTCGTTTTACAAATGATGCCGCGATTGGCTCGAGTTTCAATGCGTACTATGCCTCACTGACACAGCACGCTTTGGATTTAGGCCAGTTCCCGATGACTTCATTCGTCGGCTACGGCGTCCTGCAGAATATCGCCCAGAACGGCATGATCCGCACCTGCATTCAGACCGTTGCAGATGATATGTGCCGGGAATGGATTCAGGTCGAGGGCGGAGAAGACGAATCGGCAGACAACGTAAAGAAGCTACAAGATCTTCAGGAGAACAAATATCGACTGAGGAAGCTCTTTAATGAAGCTCTGAGCATTGTTGGTTTCATGGGAGGATGTTTCATTTTCGTTGACACAGGAGTTGAAGGAGAAGCGCTAAAGCTTCCTCTCAATTATTCCGACAAGTCAGCCGAGCTAGTGGGCGAGGATAAGGCGATCAAATTTATCGTTATTGATCCGGTCAATGTCTCGCCGGGATTTTACAACGCCAGCCAGCCGCTCAAAGACGATTATTTGAAGCCGAGATCTTGGTTCGTTCTTGGCCAAGAGGTGCATGCATCTCGTCTTATTCGACTAGTTGACAATGAACCTCCGCTGCTTCTGAGGCCTGCCTATAACTTCCTTGGAATCCCACAGGCTCAGATCCTTTGGGATTACGTTCTCCACTGGAACAAAGCCCGGGAAACAGGGGTCAGCATTCTGGAGAAACTCAACCTCACGGTATTCAAAACAAATTTCGCTGAGGCTTTTGAGGCTGGCGGGATTGAGCAGTTAGACGCGAAGATGATGCTTCTACAGCGTTACCGTTCGAATGAGGCCATTTTTGCATGTGACTCTTCGGAGGATCTGCAGAACATCACTCTGACGATCTCAGGAGTTGAAGGCATCATCCGGCAGGCATTGGAATTCATTGCGGCTATCAACCGAACGCCGGCGGTCAAGCTCCTCGGAATCTCTCCGAGTGGTTTCAACGCGACCGGACAGAGTGACATCCGGAACTATTACGACCATATCAAGTCGAAGCAGGAGCTCAATCGAGACGCAATTCAAACCGTCTTGAAGGCTATCCAGTTGGTTGAGTTTGGTCATGTTGATCCGTCCGTTACATTCAAGTTCAACGAACTCGGAGAGGCAGATGCCGCGGCCACAGCAATCACGGCCAAGACGAAGGTCGACATGTTGGCTGTTCTGCAGGACCGCAATGTTCTGAGTGCTGAAGAGGTCCGTGAGTTTGTTCGTCGTGATTCGGATATGGGTCTCGATTTCATTCCTGAGGAATTGCCTGAAGGAATGGAAGGGGAGCTCATGACGGACGATCCCAGTCAGCAGAATGAGCTGATGAACAACTTCCTGAAACAGCGATCGGCTGAGAACGTGGCGCCGGCGCCGAAGACTGATGAAGACAAAGCTGGAGAGATTTTCTAATGAAGACTGCTCGTGCCGTTCAGCCGAATCTAGGCAGACAAGCGAAGTTCAAAAGGAAGCTCGACACCTTCTTGAAGTCCTTCAGAAATAGGATTCTCAACGAGATACTTCTTTATCTGTCTGATGCTGGAGGATTGACCGAGGACGCTTCCTTAACGTTCCGTCCGGATGATCCTCTCGATCGCGCACGGCTTCGGAATATCAAGGAACGAATCAACCGCTTGGTTCTTCGTGATCCTGATCGATTCCGTCGCAATGTTGATGACTTCATTGCCCGCAACATGGGCAACTGGATGAAAACCGCAGATCGGGAAACACGTCAGATCGCTGAATGGTACGTGAAGAATCTCGCTACTGATGTCTCAACGGCCCAGAAAGCATCACTGCTGGCTGCAGGAGTTCCGGCTTCGGTTTTTGCCTACGAGATGAGGCAGACGCGAAAGCACTTTTTCATTACGCCACAGGCAGTGAATGAGCTCCCGCGTATGGTCGCCGACACGACAAGCCTCATCAGCAACATCACAACGTCTGAGCTGACAAACATCCGTGCGGCCTTTATGGATGCGTATGAAGGTCGCGGTACCTATTCGCAGATTGTCGAAGCTCTTGGCCGTTCTTCTTCGTTTACAGCTCAACGAGCTCAGCGTGTGGCAATTGACCAAACTCTCAAATTGAATCAGCAGATTCAGCAGGCTAACTGCAAAGGTTTGGGCATTACTCGCGGGGTTTGGATTCACGTCCCCGGCAAGTACACCAGTCGAGAAAGCCACATTGAGATGAACGGCAAAGAGTTTGATCTTTCTAAGGGTCTTTACGACAAGGAAGTCGGGCGGAATGTGATGCCAGGTGAGCTTTACTGGTGCAGATGCCAGTTCAGAAGCATTCTTCCGGATTAAACAATATTCGAGGTTATTACTGTGGGAAATCTAAAACGCACGGTTGCAATTGATTCTGTGAGCGTTCGATCTGTTGATGACAATGGTTTCCTCCATGTCCAAAAATCTCCGCTGACAAGAGTTCAGGTTGCTCCGTATTACGGCCAGGAGATTGCAGGCTGGCGAGAGCTCGGACTTGATCCGGAGAAGATTTATCACGCCTATCGACCGCCCGAAGAACTCAGCTCTCCCGAAACGATTCAATCAATTAACGGTATCCCGATTCATCTTGAGCATCACGATGATCACGGAGCCCCCGAGAACAAACAAACTCGGGTCGGCACTACCGGAACGGACGGAGCTTTTGAGGCTCCGTTTTTAGTTAACTCTCTGCACATTTACGACAAGGACGCACGCAGCAGGATCGAAGACGGTTCAATGCGTGAGTTGAGTCTTGCGTACACGTTCGAGCCCGACTTCTCGCCGGGTGAGACACCTGATGGAGAGAAATACGACTATGTGCAACGCAAGATCAGAGCGAACCATCTTGCGCTTGTTGAAACTGGGCGCGCTGGGCCTGAGGTAAGAGTTCGCGATTCTAATAAGGACTTTCTCAATATGGAAAAAGATGACGCTGTTGAGCAGGCTGAAGTGACGTTAGCAAAGGCGATTATCGATTTGCATTCCGTTGATCCTAACGGAAAAATCGTTGACGGCGCTCAAGATGATGACAAAGACGCGATGATTCAAAAAATCATCGAAGGACTGAAGGCAAAAGGCCTGACGGACGAAGAAGCTGAAAAGCTTAAGACCACTCTGTCTGACCTGGCTTACTCTCAGGCTACAGGAGACGAAGATCCTAAGCCCGATGAACAAAAAGAGGCCCAGGACGACGATCCGGAACTTGATGAAAAGATGAAGGATCCGAACTTCAAGGCTGGTTTTGAAGCTGGCGTTCTCTACGGCGAAAAACGTGAAAAGGACGATCCTAAACGCATCGATTCTGATCACGAACGCGAAGGCGAAGAACGCTATCTCGAAAAAGAAGCGGAAGATGCATTGAAATCCTGTGGTCTTGATGAAGCTTCTGAAGAAGAGAAGAAGGCTTTTGCTGCCGGATTGAATTACGCCCAGAAGAAAGATGAAGGCGCACAAGATGAAGATCCGAAACCTGATGATGGCAAAGAAGAAAAGAGTTCTGCCTCTGACTCCATGAAGATTCTCCGAAACGCCATCTACTCTGAACTGGCCGCAATCGAAGAAGTCAAGCCGGTGTTAGGTGTTATCCGTGCCGGATCCTATGACTCCGCAGGTTCCATCTATGTGGCAGCACTCAAGAAACTCGGTTTGAAAAACATCCCCGCATCCGAAGCTCGTTCTGCGTATCGCGCCTACATGCAGGGTCGAAAGGCCTTAGCTGGTGCGAAAGACTCCGGCGCCAAGGTGACCGAGAAGCCGACTGCCGTCAGCGCAATTTTGAACAATGTTAAATAAATAGGAGATTTTTTGATGCTTCAAAAATCTGTAGGTCTCTATCCTGCTATCGGTATTCCGGGACAGCAGGTTGCATTCAATCAGGCCGTCTACACGCCTCAGAACTACTTGTCTGACGGTACTGTCCAGTGCGGTGGTTTTGCGTTTGCTGTAGCCGCCTCCACAACCGGAACAGCCGTGAAATTCCCAATCGCATCCTTGAAGGGCTCTGCAGGGGCCAAACCGATCGGTTTTGTTGAGCGCACGTTCACGGCGTCCATCGAGCTGGGCACAGATACTCCGGACATTTATCCGAAAGGATCTGAACTGACGATTGCAGTGAGAGGCGATTACTACATCGTCGCACCTGCGGCCGCAACTCTCGGTCAAGCTGTTCTCTGTGATCCGACTACCGGCGCCATCACGTTTGGTGATGCCGGCGCCGCAAATGACACTGGTTGGACGGTTCAGACGGCTGGCGCAAAAGGCGACACGATCATCATTTCCAATCACGGCCTCGGTTATCAGCCTGCCGCGAGGGGATCCTAATCTGAGGTAAAAAATGAACGATTTTGAATTAGCAAAGCAAAAAGGCGTGCATGGTGTGGAAGCAAAAGGATTCATGTCCTATTCCACAGACGCCAAAGGTAAGATCAACGTCGATTACGATGCAACGGTTAAGGCAATGGCTCGAGATGCTGCATTGCAGACTCCTGTGTCTGTCGGCGTCCCGTCAGTCTTCACGACATTCATTGACCCGCAGGTCGTCCCCATCCTGTTTGCCGCCCAGAACGCTACAAAGATTTTCGGCGAAGAAAGAAAGGGTGACTGGACAGACAACTTCTTCACCTTCCCGGTCGAAGAGTATGCCGGCAATGTGACTCCTTACTCTGACTTCGCAGAGAACGTCTCCACAGACGTGAACGTGGAGTATCCGACTCGCGAAAACTTCTTGTTCCAGACTGTCATCAAATACGGTGATAGAGAGGTGGGTCTTGCGGCCAAGGCCAAGTTGAATGTTGTTTCTTCTAAACAACAGGCCTCTGCCTACGTTATGGCGATGGCTCACAACAAGTTCTCGCTGTATGGTGTCGAAGGTAAGAAGGTCTACGGTCTGTTAAATGACCCGAACCTGAACGCTTCGATTTCTCCGATCTCCATTACCACGGGTTCTACCGCCAACTCTACGTGGGCGGCAAAGTGCGCGGCTCAGCCTGAAAAGACTGCAAACATTGTCTATGCGGACATTAACAAGCTGTGGGCTGAAATCAGCAAGAACAACGGCGGTCTGGTTGATCAGAACTCCCGCATCATTCTCGCTGTCAGCAACACCAGAGCTCCTTACCTGACCGAGCCGAACTCCTTCGGTCTTACGGCTATGACTATGCTCAAGCAGTCATTCCCCAACATCGAGGTTGTTCAGCTTCCTGAGCTGACTACAACGGCTGGTGAAATGCTGTACATGACTGTTCCTGACCTGTTTGGCATTGAGACTGGTATCTGCGCATTCTCTGAGAAGTATTTCTTGGGTCGTGTGGTTCCGGAAATGTCCAGCTACAAGCAAAAGGTCGTTGGCGGAACTTGGGGCGCTGTTATTCGTCGTCCCAGCCTCGTTGCCACGATGCTCGGCATCTAACCTGAACTAACCAGCTACGGAGGCCCGATCTCTCGGGCCTCTTTCTTAGGAGATTGAAATAATGGCTCGTACCAACACAACTCAGAAAGCAACATCCGGAAAGGTTGTCGCAGACAATTTCAGCAATACCCAGAAGAAGAGCACTGCTAAAACTCAGTCCACGGTGATCATTGCTTGCACTCTGGCACACGGCCTCAAATTTGATGATGTGCCGAATGGCAATGGCGGAACAAAAACGATCGTCTTTCCGGGCGTAAATGATTCGCTTAGAGGAAAACGCGACGGGATCCTGCTGGGCAAGGGAAACTCAGTCGCATTCCAGATTGATAAAGAGGACTGGGAAAACATCAAGAGGATGCACGGACAGGAGGCTGTATTCACAGGCGTGAATGGCGGTATTCCGTGCCTGCTTGAGATGAAATCAGTTCAAGAATTCAGAGGCCGCGAGGACGAGTTAAAAGAAGCGTCCCACGGCCTCAATCCGATCGATCCTGAATCGGTCAACGTTGAAGAAGTTAAGAACGAAGAAGGTTAACAAAATGGCTGTCGTCGTCTTTGATCCTGAAAAATTTCGAATCCTTCATCCTGCGTTTTCGGATGAAGTTAAATTCCCGGACGAAACTCTTCAGTTCTACTTTGATGTGGCGGTGGAGTTCGTGGGGAATACGGACGCCGACAGCTTTGCTCCCTATGATCCGGACAACAAGGTCTATACAAGGGAGCGGCTCCTTGATCTTGCAACCTGCCACCTGCTGACACTCAGCCAGCAGCCGAATGGTCAGGTTGGCAGGATTGCTAGTGCTACGCAGGGAAGTGTGAGTACCAGCTTTGACCTTCTGAAAACGAATACTTTTGTTGGCGATTGGTGGGCTCAAACCCAATGCGGCGCCATGTACTGGACGCTGACTTCCAAATACCGAATCGGCGGCAGAGTTTATCCGGGAAACAATTACCATCCGTGGGGATGATGATGGGCATCAACATCACATCTAACAATGCGTTCAAAAAGCTGTCAGAGAAACTCAAGGCCGACGCCAATAAAAAGCTAGAGGTCGGAATAATGATTCCGGACATTGCCAGCATAGGGATGTATTTGGAATATGGGTGGACCCAATCAGTGACGAGTAAGCAAGGACACTATCTGTCAGCCCAGCTAGGACTTCCTCCGAACAGCAAATTCACGACCCTGTACATGCCTCCGCGTCCGTTTATGCGAGCCACCTACGCTCAAAGACGAATGGATTGGCAGGAGAAATTTAGGTCCCGCTTCCTAAAAACGTTCGACATAAAGCATTCGTTAGGCGTCATGGGGCAAATGGCTACCGATGACATCAAGCAAACGATTCGAGAAGCAGGTATTCCTGCTGGTTCATTTCCTAAACGATCAGAGCTAACGATGGCACTGATGCAGGCAAGAGGAGAAATGGACAAGGCCAAGAAAGCTAAAGGGAAAGGCACTCTGCCTAATAACGTGATGACCACGAAGCCTTTGACGCTGAGTGGCGTCCTGCAAAGCTCAATAACTTGGAAGGTTTCCTAATGTCTCTCAACCTACATGCAATTGTCCGTCAGGCAATAAACGCCAACTATGCTGACGAAACCTTCAAGCTGTATCGATCGGTCGGTCAAAAGAATGTAGGAGGGATTGTCCAAGCGTATTACGCACCAGCAGAGGAGATTCAAGGGAATTTTCAAAGCGAAGGCGATAGCGCGTTGGATCATGCCAACTTAGCCGGACAGAACACCATCATCCGGCGCCTGTATCTCTTCGCATCGAGCGACCAGAAGCAGCGACCTTGGGCAATCTATAGGCCATTAGCGAGGTCGGGAGATTATGTCGAAGACTCCAAGGGAGGCCAGTGGCTGATCACTGCGGTGATTGAAGATTTTTCCGATGCCGGTTGGGAGGCGGTCCGCTGCACACTCCAAACCACGCCTCAGAAGTTGAATATCGCGGAAGATGAAGATGAAAGCACAAAACCTGACCCCGAACATCCGGACAGCAATCCAGGAGTTTCTTGAGATATTTGCAGTTCCGGCTGTGGCGCCGGAAAACATCTTCTACGGGAACCAAAATAATCTAGCTTTGCCTCCTGAAGGAAACGATTACGTCATCTATTCCTACATCTCAAGCGTCCGCCATGGAACGAGTGCTGAGGATTGGGAGAAGGACCAAACCGATGACAATGTTTACCTCTCAACGACTACAGAGGTTTTGGTTCAGGTCGATTGCTACGCCTCGACATTAAACGGCTCGGACGGCATGAATGCGATGCTGAGGGCTCAGGCCTTGGAGACCGTATGCAGGTCTCAGGTCGGCGTGAAGTTCTTCGTTGATAGAGGAATCAGCCTGCTTCATGCGGATGATCCGAGAGACACAACCATTATCGGAGACTCCGATAACTATGTCCGGAGATCCACGCTGATGATTCACCTCAGCATGCAGAGCCAGATCAAGGTGTCGATGGGATTCTTTAGTGCGGTTGATGTGGACCTGAAAAACGTTGATGTGAGCTACCCGCCGAAGGAAAAGCAATGAACGCGCATCTTGCTTTCAAACTTGGGCGTGCATTCAAGCTTGGACTAATGTATGGGCTTGGGAGAACTTACGCAACAAACCCTGGTGATGCTCAGGATGCTGCAAAGTGGATAACGGTGAATGGCACTCATATACCAGTCGGTAAGAATGGCAAACTGGAAGGGAAAGTAGGAAAGAAGGTAGAAAGCCAGCAGTCCTATCCGAAATCGGGGAAAAATCTCATTGAGAGTCCGCCGTCAAAGGATATTCATAGTTACTTGCAAAAGGCCGGAGGTAATCCCGCTAAAGCTATCGTCCTCTATTACGACAATGAACTGCGAGGAGGTTCGGTTAGCACTGAGGTGGAGATATCTGGGAAGAAGCAAACAGTTTCTGTCGTTTTCGATGGCAAAGGGAGAAAGGAATTTAAGAAATTTTCTGGGCACCTACGAGAAATACTAGAGGTTCTTCCTTTTGTTCCAGAAGTAATAGAAAAAGGCTCCTACTTCGGGAGGAAAGAGGCTGTCAACCATTCTCCGCAAGTGGCCTTTCATACAAAAATGAAAAACGTAAGGGTTAATGGCATTAAAAAAACAGTGGCTGTCGATATAGGAGAATCGTCACGCACTGACTTCCATGCGTACAACGTCAACACCGAAGGAAACCGATGGTTTGATAAGAAAAAGGCTTCTTTTGAAATTGAAATGAGAAAAAGAAAAGCCAGAGACGCTGTGCTATTACCGCCTTCTAAGGGCTCGGTGAAAGGTTTACACCGGTCAACAGAACAATCTCTAGCTATGAGCGGAATTGTAGAACGGCCCGAAGAGCCGGTCAAGATGTCAGTCCTAAGAATAAGAATTTTATGAAAAAAAATAGCCCCGTTCAGTTGGTAGCTGAGCGGGGTTTGAGTTAACTGATTGCAAGGGAATCAGTCAATATGAACATTTTACACGACCTAGCGGAGGCCCTAACCATGGTCACTGTCGTTCCTTTGTATGCAGCTCTTCCCGTTTACCTAATCGGTTACGGGCTCGCAGTTTGGGTGATTGCGAAAGCGATTAAGGCTGTAAAGGATATTTTCAAATAAATGAGTTTCTGGTGTGGCTCATAGCCGCTCCATAAAAATTATCGTCGGCGCCTTCTGGCGCTTTTTTATTTTGAGGAAAAATATGTCAATCAATGCTAATCGATTGGTTTCTATCACCCCTCGCATCATTGGAGCTGGGAGCGCCGATCTTGAAACAAATGGTCTGCTGCTGACCCAGAATGCTCTGATTCCTGCAGATTCTCCGGCACTGGAATTTGTGACCTCCGCCGCTGTCGGGAATTATTTTGGTGCCGAGTCCCCTGAGGCTGACTTTGCTAATCAGTACTTCTCCGGAGTGAACAATCAGCAAAAGGCAATTAACCGTCTTTTTGTGGCCCGAAGAATCAATGCGGATTCCGCCGCTTGGATTAAGTCAGCTCCGATCACTGCTCAACTTTCCGAACTGACAGCCATTACGACCGGTTCCCTGACGATTTCGGTCAACGGCACAGAAAAAGAAGTCGTGAACCTCGACTTCTCCACGGCTAAGTCTTTCAGTGACGTTGCAACAGAGCTGGCTTCTGCAGTAGGAGCGGTTTCCGGCGCCTTTAATTCTGATCAAAATGCCATCATCCTGACCACCACAGAAACAGGCGATACCGCTTCAATCTCCTTCGCGACAAAGGCGACCACTGGAACGGATGTATCTGCATTGCTCGGATTGACTGAGGATTCCGGCGCCGTTCTCTCTCAAGGCGCTGATGCTCTGACACCTGCTCAGAACATGAATCTTGTGACTTCTGTTTCTCGTAACTGGGTCGGTTTCACGACTCTTTATGCGACAGAGGTGGCTGAGGCTTCCGCTTTAGCGGCCTGGGCAGACATTGATGATGACTACGTGTACTTTGATTGGTCAACAGACACAAAGATGCTTGATCAATCTACCCAGTCCACAACGAAAGCCGCCCAATTAGCGGAGAACAACTACAACTGTTTGGCGATGGTTTACGGTACCGCTCAGGATGCCGCGGCCTTCCTTGCAGTTGGTGCCTCAATCGATTGGTCTGCAATTCAGGGTATTAAGACGTGGTTCGCAAAATCTGCTTCCGGAATTAAGGCTTCCGTTCTCAGCGACGAAGTGGCCGAAGCCTTGGATGATCTCAAGGTCAATTACGTCGGCGCATTCGCAACACGTAACGCTGAGTTTGATTTCATCAACCGAGGCTGTCTGCTCTCCGGAATTTATCAATGGATTGATGCCCTTTACGGCATGATTTGGTTCAAGGCACGCATCCAGCGCCAGATCATGGACGGGTTCGCGGCCATCAATCGCGCTCCTTACAACGCCATCGGTTTTGCTTATGTCGAGGCATGGTTGCTCGATCCCATTAATGATGCCAAGCGTAATGGCGTGATTGATACAGGCCTAGCACTGTCCAACTCCCAGATCCAGCAATTGTTAACGGAAACCAATAATTCAACGATCAAACAAGATCTCTACTCCAAAGGTTATTGGTACCTCATTGAATCTCCGTCGGCAAATGTGAGAACACAGCGAGGAAGCCCTCGTTTGGGACTTTGGTACACCTATGCCGGCAGTATCCAACGAATTGAGATGCCTTTGACAGCCGTCATGTAATCAAAATTTCACAAGCGCAAAGACCCGTCATGATGGCGGGTTTTTCATTTAGGAATGGATAAAAATGAAACCGAAATTAGATATCACATCCGCCAATGCGTCAGCAGTGATGACGATTGAAGAGCTGTATCCGAACGGTCTGAAGCTGGAAAGATTCTCGACAGATGCCGCTATCGCCGCCGATTCTCAACAGGTTGCCGAGACTCGTATGGGTGTAGATGGCTTCATGGCAGCAGGCGTTACTCCGAACATCTATCCTGTAACGATCACGCTTGAAGCTAACTCTCCGACTGCGACAGCATTCACAACGCTTTACGAAGCAATGAGCGCTAACAAACAGCTCTATGTTTGCAACCTGACAATCAAGATCCCGTCTATCGGCAAGACCTACCAGTTCTCAAATGGTGTGCTGCAGACGGCAAATCCGATGCCGGCACTTAATAAAGTTCTGGCGCCGACAACTTGGGTATTTCACTTCGAATCTATGGAGCGCATTTAAATGAAGGAACCGAAAGTTATCAAATTGGAAGACGGCGGTAATCAGCTGACCTTCAAGATTTATCCGTTTCCGGCAACTAAAGCTGAAGATCTAATGATCCGGATTGCCTTGATGACCGGCAAAAATCTCGATATTGAGAGCGAAATGGGATACAGAGATGTGATCAAAGCGCTTGTAAGTGTTCCTCATGCAGAAGCCAAGGCCCTTTTAGATGAACTGCTTTCCGAGGTCTACAAGGTGGATGGTAAGAGTGAGATCAAATTCTCCTTCGATGACGCAGACGGTTATATCTCCAGTCCGTTGACCATCCTCAAACTCAGAATTGAAAGCTTCAAGGCGAACTTCGGTTTTTTTCCCGACTTGATACGCCAGTTCTCCCCCGCCGTGCAGAATTCTTAGCCGATTGTGCCAAGGTTAGAGGCGTAGCAGTCACAACTCAGCTATCGCCTCTGATCTCTCGTTTAATCAACGGCGGCATGGCGTCCTTGGTCGAGCTTCAGACACAACTAACGCTGGAAGATGCCTACGCATTAGACGAGGCACTTTTGATTAAGAACTACAACTCGTGGGTAGCGCAAAAGAGCGCTTAATAACATGGCTCAAAAGACCGACTCTTTAGTTATTGATGTATCCGTCAACTCGAACGACGTAGTTAAATTTTTCGAGCTGATGTCCGAGAAACTGAATCAGTTGCTCGGATTCGCTCAGGAAGCAGGCGCAAAGCTTGATGCTCTGGGAGAAGGCTCTGACGGTATCAAAGATGTTTCTTCTTCGATAAATGAGGTTGGACAAAACGCCAAGAAAACCTCTAAAGAAGTAGGAAAGGTTGGAGAGAGCGGCGAAACAGCCGGGAAGAAGGTTGTTAAATCCTCCAAGGATGCATCAAAATCGCTTTCTCAGCTGGATTCGATGGCGAAACAAGTCTTTTCCGCCATTAAGAGTTACGCTGCTCCGCTGGCCGCTATGTTTGGTGCCAAATTCATGTTTGGCAATTACATAGATGAAGGCGCAAAGCTTGACGACATCTCTAAAAAGGTCCGGATGAATGTGTCCGAGATTGATGCATGGCGAAAAGCGAACGTAGCAGCAGGCGGAAGCGCCGAGGCATTCACTCAGGCCATGCAAGCGTTTACTGAGCGCACCGGAGCAAGCGGAGAAGTTTTCCTTCGTATGGGAAAACAACTCAACGGCATGACAGGAGCTCAAGCGAACTACGCTCTGAAATACCTCGGACTGACCCGTGAAAGTGCCGCTGTTTTTCTGCAAAACAACAAGCAGATGGGGGAGCTGGTTGAGACATACCGGAAACTCGCTTTAACGCCCAAAGATGCAGAGAATGCCAGACGCTTCAAAATTTCGTGGCAAGTGACCGGAATGGCGATTCAAAGTATCGGTAATGGAATTGCTAAATTTTTCCTACCTTACATTGAAAAAGCTGTTACGACATTTGGCAAGGCATCGGCTTTTATTGGAGAGCACAGCCAGTTTATTCAATTAGCCCTAAAAGGCATCTCTATAGCAGCGGTCTTAGCGTTCGGACCAAAATCTGCTTTGATGATGTCCGGAAAACTCTTGGGCGCATTGACAAGCCCGATTGGTCTCCTAATCGCTGGGGTTCTCCTACTTGCCGGAGCTATCGATGACTTGATTGTCTTCACTAAGGGTGGACCGAGCGTATTTGAAGATTTCCTGAAATCTGTAGGTTATACAGACGATCAAATCAAAGGAATCCGAAAGTCGTTTCAGGACGCCTGGAAGTCAATCTCAGACCTCTTAGACAAACTTTCGCCGCTCAAAGACATGTTCCTGCAGGCCTTCGGGGACGTGGTTGTGGCGGCGATCACGGCTGTCGTAGGGTTTATCGGAGATTTGGCGAAAGATATTGCGAACCTGATAAATACCGTCCCAAAGATGAAGGATAACTTCATCAAGGCGTGGGAGGACATTGAATCCGGGTGCAAAAGAATTTTCAAATGGCTGGAAGACAAAATGAAGTTTTTCACCGATTGGAAATTACCTGACTGGGCCTCTAAATCTATTGACACCGTGGGCGGATGGTTCGGGTTAGGTGACGATAAAAAAGCACCGGTTACAGCTCCTCCGGGAGCTCAGGCCGGTGCCGCTGCTTCGATGGTTCCTAGGGCTTCTTCTTCGGTTATCAACGCGCCGATGAAAACGGATGTCAGCATTACCATCCAGGGCAACGCCGATCCTAAGGCCGTACACGACGCCGCCTACCGTGCGGTAATGGAAGGTCAGGGAGATTACGAGGATATGCTGCAGAATGCGGCCAGTGGATATCGTCAAGGTGGTGGTTAAATGGCTAGTCTAAACTCAGTAATGTCCATGGGCTGGGCGGTAGTTGGCAACAATCTTCTGCCATTCGTTCCGTACACTTCTATTGGCGCAGTTGATGCAGATAAATCTTCAAGGGTTCCGACAGAGCCTATTGAAAATGGTCAGCTGGCAGCATTCAACATTGTGCGGGAACCTGAACGAGTGAACGTGGAGTTTTTGTTTAACGGTAATTACGCCATTCAGGTTCTGGCCCTTGCCATGCTTGATAGGCGATTGAACAGTACCGATACCTGCACGATTTTTAGCCCTGCCAAAATTTGGCGAAATATGGCGCTGGATCACTACGACTTCTCGCGAACTCAAACGACGGGCGCTTGTATGCTGACCGTACACGCGTCTTTTGTTGAGATCGTATCAGTCAATCTAAGCCAGCAAAAAACCTCGTATTCGCCCAAACGTGCAACTTCTGCCAATAAGGTGAATACCGGGCAAGCCCAAGTGAAACCAGGGGTCTTAAAGAGTATTGCCAACTTATTTAGCAAATGAACCAAATCGTTATAAGTGCTCTTCCGTTCCAAGAGTTCTCATGTGTTCTTGACGGTCAAAACTGCGTTATCCGGTTACGACAAGTTGCCGAATACCTCTTTTGTGACCTGATGGTTGAGGGTGTCCAGATATTCGCTGGGCGCCGATGCTGTGTAGGCACCGACATCAATTGTTATCCGACGCCTCTATTTTCGGGGCGTTTGTTTTTTGTCGATACCTTAGGGAACTCGGACCCTCAATACGAGGGGCTCAATTCTCGATGGATATTGATTTACGAGGAGGCAGGAAATGCCGTCACTACTGCCGGAAATTGATAAAAACACAACCTACACGCAAAAAGAGGTCGCTGTAACCATTACCCTTGACGGTCAAGAGGCGGTTACGTTTCAAGGATTTGCGGTTAAGTGTACGGTCGAAAAGTCCGGATGTCCTGCATTTCCCAAAGCTCAGATAGAACTTAAAGGGTTGTCTTTAACCACGATGGAGCGGTTGACCCATTTAGGTTTTAAGTCATTTTCATTGAAACGAAACAAAATCAATGTTTCTGCAGGAGAGAAGGGCAAGACACTCTCCGTTATTTTTAAGGGCGAAATCATCAACGCCTGGGCCGATTTCAATGCCGCTCCTTCTCCGACTTTTAAGATCGAAGCAAATTGCGGGCTTTTCCCTGCTTTAATTCCACAGCCTCCGATTTCTGTCACAGGTAACCAAACAGTTTCTGGCTTAATTGACCAGATCTCAAAGGAGATCGGTTACACACTTGAGAATAACGACATCACAGCTTCAATCAAGGACTGCATTATTGAAGGCGATCCGGTTACGAAAATGAGACGAATTGCCGGAGCAGTTGGGGCCAACCTGATTTTTGACGATGACAAGGTGGTGCTCGTTGAAAAACACGGAATCCGGAAGACTCAGGGTTCTATTCCCTTGATTAACGCAATGAATGGGATGATCGGGTATCCGACATTCTCCAACAACGGTATCAACGTTACGACGTTTTTTAGGCCGGATCTTCGGATCGGAGCAAATTTCAAATTAGAGACGATAGTCCCAAGAGCATCCGGAACTTGGAAGATCACGGGGCTTCGACATGAGCTCAGTGCAAACGATCCTGGTGCTCAGGCGTGGAAAACGAGCATTACAGCAATCTATCCGAGGTGGTGAGGTCGATGAGTAATCAGGAATTCAGTGCAAACTATGATGATTTTGCAGGCTCCAGTCCCATAAATGCCCTTGAGTTTTTCGTAAAGTCGATCCTTTCTAAGACGGTTTATACGGCATTTCCGGTCACAGTAACGGCAGTCCAGAGGGCAGGCACAGAAGCCGGCGCCGGTTACGTTACGGCCAAGCCCTTGCTAAAGCCTATGAATGTACAGGCTCAAGGGATTGAAGTGACAACGATTCCTAAACTGCCGTACTTTCGACTGCAGCATGGTACTGCCGCTATCGTCTGTGATCCAAAAGTTGGAGATGTGGGCTTGGCTGTGGTTGCCAAACACGATATTTCTAATGTCAACGGGGACAACACGTCTAAAGTTCCGGCGACATTCAGAGAGTTTGATCCTTCTGATTCTTTCTACATTGGTGGATTCTGGGGCAAGGCTCCGGAAGTCTTTATTCATTTGGAAGATGAAGGGACCATCAAGATTAAAGCTCCGACAAAGATCACGATTGAATCCCCGGAGTGTGAGGTCAATGCAAGCACCAGTTTCACAGTCAACTCTGCTCAGATCAATTTGAACGGACCAATTTCCGGCGGTGGTTCTGGCGGTGCTGACGCAACATTCAGTGGTGATGTTAAAGCGAAGAGTATCAGCTTGACTGAGCACGTTCATTCTGGCGTGGAAAGCGGGAATTCAAGCACCGGCGCCCCGCAGTAAACGAGGAAGTTAGATCATGCCGCATACAGCAAAAACAGCTCTTCTGAATCCTCAGTCCTGGGATCTGCAGCTGACGAAAGAAGGGAACATCCTTTTAACGTCCGGAGCTTTAGCTATAGCTCAGAACTTGGCCAACGAGATTCGTTTGTGGACTAACGACGCTTATTTCCAGCAGGCCAACGGGATTGCATGGAAGGAAGCCCAGCTCGCGAAAAAGCTGGATTCCTCCGTCCTTGCTCAATTGATTCATGAGGCTGGAAATAGGGTTGATGGTGTGAGGTCAGTTGATTCTGTGGACATTACTGAGTTCGATGAGGAAACGAGAACGCTCCACGGGGAAATCACGATCACAACCGAACAGGACGAAACAGTTTCTTTTGTGTTCTAAAAAATTATGGCTCAAATTATTTTTAATCCACTGGTCGGCGTAGAACTGCCGAGTACGCAAGAGATTCGCTCTGACCTAGGCTCCCGGATCCAGCAGGCGTTTCAAACATCGCCGACTGATCCGCTTTTGAACATCGAGCCCAGTTCGCCAATGGGACAGGTTCTTGATCTAATCGTGGCAGAAATCGAGGCTAAAAACTCTGAGATTCTTTTTCTGTCGAACATGGTTAATCCGGATCTCGCAACAGGAAAATTCTTAGATGCGCTGGCGGCGCTTTACGGTTTAGACCGCAAAATCTCCGAGCCCACGGTAGTCAACTGCGTTCTGACCGGCCTGAAGGGGACGGTTATTCCCTATGGTGCGATCGCTCAAGATTCTCTCGGCAACCAGTACAGACATTCGGCGGCAGCAGGCGCACGAATCGGAGACACAGGAAGTGTCACTACTACATTTACTGCAATCGAACACGGACCGTTAGAAGTAGCGGCGGGAGCAGTGAACAGGATCGTCACAACGATTGCAGGATGGGACACCATTAACAATCCGTCCGCCGGCGTCATCGGCCGAGATGAAGAGACGGACGCAGAACTTAGAAACCGAATGGTTGAAAGCTATGCTGTCAATGCCACCGGGTATGTCGAAGCGATTGAGGCAAATTTGGCCGCGTTAGAGGGCGTTCTCGATGTCAGAGTTTTAGAGAATCCGACGAATGCCGCCATCACTCAATTTGGCGTGAGCATCAATCCTCATTCCATTCTGGTCGCTATCGTTGGCGGAGAGGATGAGCAGATCGCTCAAACGATCTATCAGCGAAAGGACGCAGGGTGCGGGACTACTGGAACTTATCAGGTTTCGTACACAGATTCTAGGTTCTACAACGCCACCTACGTCTACAACATTGTCAGGCCGCAGAATCAAGCCTTGAAGGTAAAGATCGAATTCTTTGCCACTTCAATGAATCCAACCGAGAAAAACAACGTCATTCAGACTGTGATCAATGATGTTCTAGGACAGGGTGCGAATGACCGAGTTTCTTTGGCTTCGACTGTCTACGCTTCTCGGTTTTATGCCGCAATTCAATCAGCGACAGCCGTTCCGATTGCATCCATCCAGGTAGCCCTAGGAAATGGGACTTTCGGATCCAGTGTCCAGATTCCTGCGAATGTGGAGCCCACGATTCAAGAGTCCGATGTCTCTCTTGTATTCCAAACAGGAGGCTAACGATGGCAGATTCTGCAACTTGGCGGAATATTCTGAGTGTTGAGGATTTCAGAAAACTCTCAAATGTCCGATCGCTTATTTCTATAGCGCTCCAGTCGCAGTATTCGCACTCAGAGCGATACAGACAATTAGGATTACTTTTCAATGCCGAAATAGACGCGTCTCCTCAACTGGACGCGTTTTTTAATTTCATATTGAACCCTGATACAGCCTCCGGGGTTTGGCTGGATTGGTGGGGGAAGCGCGTAGGCGTGAATCGTAACCTCGTTGTTGACGGTCAGGACACTCGGCTGGATGATGAGTTTTTCCGGTTCCTGATTTTTTATCGAGCCGTCGTAAACGTCTCGAACTCTACGGCTGAAACCATTAATTCTTTGCTTACTCGGTTGATAGGACTTCCGGCGTTCGTCAATGATTACCAGGACATGACAATCAACATCCGAATTGTGGGTGAGCCTAATTCAGTTCAAATCGCGATTCTCAAAAACTACGGACTGTTGAACAGACCTGCGGGCGTTCTGGCAAATGTCGAAGCCGTTGTTCCGAACACATTGGTCTTTGGTTTCTACGGATCAAAACTTCTTCCCTTCAATCAGGGCGTATTCAATCCTTCAAAGGTTATTGATATATGAGCAACTATCCTAAATTTCAAATTCCCGGAGTTGTGGCAGCTAACGGGGAATACACGATTCCTCCCTTAACTCCAACCGAAGCGGGAACTGGGCGATTGTCTGTACAGGAGGGCTGGGGTCAGGTCAATGCTGTTCCGATTGAACAGGGCGGTATTCCGCCGCACAAAGCAGACTTCAACGGTGTCTTGTTCCTGTTGTCTCAATTTGCAGTGTGGTTCCAGCAAGGTGGAATCATGAACTACTCTGCCCTATTGGATTACGAGGTTGGCAATGAGGTCATGCAGAACGGAACAAAGTACCGATGTCTGCAGCCAAACGGCCCTCATTCAACGGCAGTAGCTCCCGGAACGAACAGAGCAGTTTGGAAAAATATTGACATCACTGTCCCAGCCGGCGCCGTTGTCCCTTTTTACAACGTAACCCTTGGAGGGACGGGAAACAGGAATCCTATCTTTTGGGGATCTACGCAAGCCGATGTTGGCTGGGTTTTATGTGACGGAGGATCGGACGGAAGTGGAGGGACGGTCCCAAACTTAGTAGGAAAGTTTGTTAAGGGATCTCTTCCTCAGAACGCCGGGGCAGCGGGCGGATCTGCAACGATCGAAATTCAGGATCTTGCGGTCAACGGAACAATTGGAGGAACGGCTCTCACTGTTGCACAGTTACCTGCCCATACGCACACCGGAAGCGCTAATAGCGCAGGAAATCATGCTCATACTCGTGGAACAATGAACATCACCGGATCTTTCTGGGGAGAAAACGAGTGTTATGGAGCTAGCGGAGCTTTTAGTAGAAGTGGTGCTGGCAATGCAAATAAATCGGAAGGTAACAACGGCAATCAAAACGATATAAGTTTTGACGCTTCTAAAACTTGGACCGGACAAACATCGACTAACGGCGCCCATACCCATTCCCTTTCGATTGGAAATACTGGCAGTGGTCAAACCCACACTCACACGCTGAATGCAAATGTCGAGATTACGGGAGTTTCAAACGAACCTCCGTTTTACACCCTTGCATACTTCCTCAGGTTGCCGGAGTAAAAAATTATGGCAAACAAGAAATTTCAATTCCATTACACGCCAACAGGCACCGGAGTAATAAGCGGCCCGGAAGTTCTGCAGCAGACAGAAGATGCTATTAACAACATTGGCCAATATGCAGATCAGGCTTCAGATAATTCCGAAGAGGCTCTGTCAATCGCTAAAGAGGCCAGGCAAACTGCACAGACCGCTAACTCAACATCTTCGAATGCCTTGGCAGAGGCGAATGCGGCAAATGAGAAGGTTGCGACTCTAAAGCAGACTGTCGATGATTGGGATGCTGACATCCAGACCGCAATTGCGCAATCTAAGTCCGCGGTCGACGCCTCAACGATCGCAGTTAATACGGCTAACAGTGCCCAAACATCTGCTTCTGCGGCACAGACAGCCGCTCAGGGTTCTGCGACGAGCGCACAAACTGCGGCTAACAATGCGGCACAGGCAGTGCAAACTGCACAAGCCGCACAGCAGGCGGCAGAGACAGCACAGGGTAACGCAGAGACGGCTCAGACAGCGGCAACTACTGCTCAGACAGCAGCACAAACTGCAGAAACGAAAGCCCTTGAAGCGGCCGCAAGTGCTTATGCGGTGCGCGTGATCAACCAGGCTTTAACCGTATCCGGAACGATCCAGATAGCTGATCTTAAGCCACAGGGAAACATCAAGGCCGGAGATACAGTTGTTGGAACCGATGGCCGAATGTTTACGATCGCTTCGGTTGATTCTTCGGCCGGAACAGCGCTCTTATCTGCAGATTACACAGACCTCACGCCTTCTGTTTCATATCAGGCAAGTCAGTCATTAACCACAACTCAGCAGCAGACGGCCAGAGACAATATTGCATTTGGTGCCGGAGTAAATGCTTGGGCAGACAGTAGCTTTGACGGCCGTGTTGATGATTACGTTTGCCCGATTCTCGAAGAACTGATCCTTGAAAACGGTGGTACCCAGCAAGAAATTGATGACGCCAAAAACGCTGCTGAGTCAGAAACGCCATCGACAAATTAAACAATTCCGAAGGATAAACAATGAAGACCTTAGAACAAGTTAGGCAGGAAATGCTCGCCAAGGCAATGAGCCAGCCGCTGGCAAAATACTCACTGAAGGACTCAGACGGAAAAGTTGTGGTGTCTTCCAATTCCCCTGGTCAGCATGCCTTTATGGACCCGAAGGACGAGGCTTTCGCCAAGAGCCATTACAAGCTTTCCGAAAAATTCAAAAGGGACGATGGCACCATAATCAACTTCTGGAAAATGGAGCCCAGTCCTAAAGGTTATTTTCAGAGCGCTGACGGGAATTTCTATTTATCGGCGGAGCTCCCGGAACTGGATGATAACTTTATCAAGAAGCGTTACGAGCTTGAGGTTAGAGGAGAGCGTAATGCTCGAATTTCTGACACCGACAAATACGTCCAGCTCCCGGATATTACTGTGCAGTCAGCAGCCAGGGCCAAGAGAGCTCAATTAACAGAAGCAGATCGACAGGCTCTATTGAATTATCGCCAAGCACTCAAAGATCTTCCGGATCAACCTGGATTCCCTTTTATTGACTACCCGGACTTTCCAGATGCTTTGGCCTACGAATTGGAGCAGGCGGTTGATGCCCGCAACTCTATGAGACAAGGAGGATTCTTCAATGCTTAAAGAATTAGCAAGTTTGTTGTGCAGTTTATTTGTACCACGTAGAGCTGTAATCGGGGGGGGGTAGAATAATATATGGAATAGAAGCTTCTAGTATTGGAATACCCGATTATTCCTCTTACATAACCGTGAAGATTCCGGATGGTACTGATCCAACTTACACAGCTCAAGGCTCTTACACAGTACCTTACGATGCTTTAGTGACAGCCACTTCGACTGATTCACGTCAAGGGGTTAGTAGTGCAGGCGTAGCTCTCTCAATGGCTTCTAATGGCCAACCTCCCTCAATTATTTGTTGTGTTCGCAGGGAGCTTTACAACAACACGATTTATGTTTTTGCAAAAAAAGGCGATGTTGTTAATTACTCACTAACTTCTACCGGAAATTACCTCAGGATTTATAAATTATTGCCTGTTTGAAAGCTCGAGCATTTAGGCTCGGGCAGGGAGCTTAAATGCTAAAACAATTGCTTCAGTTATTGCTGAATACAAGAACCACACCGGAAGAAGCAGCGCATTCGGCAATGCCTTCCGACAAATACACTCGATTAGTTGACAATGGAACGATCGGCTCAGAGTGGACAGCCCAAGCATTTTCTGGAATAGCTGCATACGATGGATATTTGTTTTTCGCGGGTACTAGTACAAGTGCAGTACCAATTGTTGGAATAGCTACTGCAGGATGCGCGAGCAATCTAACTTTTCCATGGGAGGGCGCCCGCCTAGCAACAACTATTCCTATTGCAAAAGGGCAAACCTGGACTGTTCAAGGTAGCAGCTTGAAGGATGTCATTATTGACTTAAGCAAAACCGTTTCACTCGGGGGGGGGTATAATAGCTTTGTTTGGAGGGCTCTGTCATGCTTAAAGCCCTCATTCAACTATTCGCCGAGAAGTTTTTGCAAAGCAAATCCGAATGGGTTGCATCCCAGGGCTTTCCAGAAAGGAGGGTGCAGTTGTCATCTTCGCTTACCCAATATGTCCCTCCTCACGATGGATACATTGGTATTTACAAAAACTCTGCAAACACAGGGAAATTTATTGATGTATATGCCCTTAACGCAACTAATTCAATCTTTGCAAGGCTTTGCGTGGGCTTTACTGAAGGACTTACTACATACTCAGAAATTATTCCTGTTAGAAAAGGCTGCAAGGTCGTTATCGCTAATGAGACAAATTCAATCCAAGAATTATGGTTTTCGCCGTCTATCGGCAGCGATAAATAAGCTTGGCGTGGGAGGTGCATTATGCTGAAAAGTTTATTGGGCCTCCTGATAAGCAAGTTCTACTCTAAGAAAGAATCCGCTTTAGTCGCGGAACAAGCTCTTCCAAACGAAAGTGATTACACCACAGTTTCCTTAGTGACAGGCCAAAACGGAACATACACCGCTCCCGAAGATGGCTATTTGAATATCTGTACAAAAACAGGGGGAAACATAAACGTGTGGGGCGGATGTTTACAAGCCTCCAACTTCGCAAACAATAATGGACAAGCCAAAATCTTCATTCCTCTGAGGAAAGGAAAAACCGTTTGGTACAAGGTCTATGGAGAAATCTTAGCGGCTCAGTTCTATAAGCTAGTCGGGGGGGGTATCGGACTCTTAAAAGGTTTGTTAAAAAAGGAGTGTGCTTATGCTTAAGTCTCTCCTTCAATTGTTTGCAGAAACCTTCCTCAAAAGCAAGAAATCGTGGGTTGGCGTACAGGGAATGCCGTCAATTACTGAGACAGTCATATCCGCAACAATGGACGCAACATGGAGAACTTATGTTGCTCCAGAAGACGGTTATGTGGTTTTTCAAGGCAGAACATCTCAGTTCCTCATGTATAACACGCTTGGTACAGGCGTTAATTATGGGGGAGTCACGCGTCTCTTTAGAGGATTTATACCGATTCGGAAGGGACGCACTTTGTACTATTACGTTGAAGGCTCGGACAGCACTTCAAGACTCTCCTTTACTCCATGTGAGTTTGTCTAACTTAGAAAAAGGAGGCTCATTATGCTAAAACAGCTTATCAGTCTCCTTTTATCAAAGTTCTTCTCAAAGCAAGAGACGGCATTGGTTGGGCATCAAGCTATGCCCAACGACGGTGGAACAACCATTACTACCACTCCAACCGTGGTTGGAATCAACTGGACAACCGTAGCAAGTTTCACAGCTCCTAGTGATGGTTATTGTTTTGCCCGGATCAGACCTTCGGCGATATTCGGTTTTGTGCAAATCTCTGCAGGCGAAGGAATAAATGCAGTTGCGGCAACAAATACTGCCAATGAAGGTCAATGGGTACATCTGACTCTGGCGATGAGCAAGGGCGCACAAGCCAAGGTTCAAGTTAGTAATGCCGACAATATCGTAGTAAAGTTTTTCTCAATCATCGGGGGGGGGTATAATCTTATTAAGAAATATTCTCTGCTTGGAGGTGCGATATGCTTAAAGAGCTTATTAGCCTGTTTGCAGAGAAATTTTTCTACAAAAAACGGGCTCAAGTCTCAACCTTTGCATCTCCCAAACTTGAAACGTATTTTGACGTTTCAACAGGATTCAATGGGCCGAACGAATGGAGTGATGTCATTACGGCTCCGTTCGATGGGTGGATCAGAGTTGAGGCTACTTCAACCGCGGCAATCCTTATCGATCTTAGTCCCTATGGCTGTTCGTTGCGTCAATCCGCTTTTAGAGCGCCATCTGGATTTATTTCATGTGTCTGCCGAATCTCGAAGGGTGCGCGTATTAATTACGTCATCGTTACAACGGGGACTATTTCGGATCGAAGAGTTTTGCTTATTCCAAGCGGCGGTTCCTAGTCCGGTAAATGGAGGTGTTTCATGCTGAAATCATTGCTTGAGCTCCTCCTATCCAAGTTCTTAAAACGTGCAGACACGGAATTCATGGCCTCTCAGCCTATGCCGAAAGGTTGGTCAGATCGAATTGTTATCGCTCAAGGCCTGGGAAGTTTTGATAGCACTTATACAGCTCCGTGCTCCGGCTACCTTTGCATAGACGGAGGCTCCAACCTATCTTTCGTGGAAGTTGGCCACGGACCACGCTCCCGACAACAGGTGTCCAATCCAACAATCCAGGTCCATCTTGCCTGGCCCGAGGTTTATGTTCCGGTAAAGAAAGGAGATAGTTGCCGATATATAGTCCAAGCGTTTGAAGGAAATTCAAACAACACAACTATCTACTTCATACCAGCTATCGGAGGACAGACCTCCTAACAGTTACGCCCCTCCCAGCGAGGGGCTTTCTTTTTTTATCTACATATCGGAGGAAAAATGCATCTACAAAATCGACGACATAGGGAGATTGAGAGATGTGGGATCAATTTTTAAGTCGTCTAAACAGTTTTGATCCCGGAGTTCTCAAGAGTTTCTTTTTAACTATTGCCGGATGTTTTACTTCCCTTATTAGCAGTCTCATGGGGGAGCATCAAAACCTTTTCTACTGGTTGTTTGGCTTTGTTGTCTTCGACTACCTGAGCGGGATCGTAGCCGCTGCCAGAACCGGAACATGGTCAAGCAGAGTAGGGCTCAAAGCCCTTATCCGGAAATTCATCATCCTCTTGGTAGCCATCGGATTCCACGGGGTTGATCAGATATTCAATGAACCATGGATTGGGGCCTGGGCAATTGGTGCTCTTTCTTTGAATGAATTGATTTCAATCCTCGAAAACGTTGAGAAGGCTGGGTTTGGTCAGATCATTCCTCAACGCGTAAGAGACATGTTGGAAACCGTCCAAACGGAACATGAAAAACGCATCAAAGAAAAAGTCCATTTAGGAGAAAGTCAAAATGAATGAGGAAAAATTACCGTTTTCGCAATGGAATCCGCTTATTGCAGAAGATTTTGTTAAGAAGTGGGAGGGTCTGCGATTGAAGGCCTACCGTTGTCCGGGAGGCACTCTCACTATCGGCTATGGACACACAAAAGGGGTTAAATCTGGTCAAATTATCACCAGACAAGAGGCCGAAAAGCTGATTCGCGATGATTTGATCGAGCACGCCGAGGGACTTGCCCCTTACGTTACTTGCAAACTGACTGAAGGACAGTACATCGCATTATTAGATTTGGCATTTAACCTGGGAGTGAGCGCAGTTGCTAAATCTAAGACACTCGGATATTTGAATTCCGGAAAACTCGAGTTGGCAAAAGAAGGATTTCGATCTTTTGCAAAAAAGAAAATCAGGGATAGGAACGGGAATCTGGTTAAGGATGAAAACGGGAAACAGATGTACGAAATCCTTCCGGGTCTCATGAATAGACGTGAGGACGAGGTGAAATTGATGGGATGAATCCTTTTGAATTGGTAAAGATAGGCGCCGGCGCTTTGATAGTTGCTGGCGCTTATTTTTTTGGCCTTCACAATGGTCAGAATTCTGAGCAGTTGAAAATTGCTCGAACTCAAATCTCAGAACTCACAGCTACGGTCAAAAATTATGAGACACAATACAAAAATCAGGCTATCGCTCTCGCCGAGATGCGTGCTGCTGAATCTAACGCTCGCGCTGACTCTGACCGCTTGCGCTCCCGCATCACCAGTCTTGAAAAAAGAGCCAAGAGCGCTGCCGATCGAGACACAGTTCGATGTCTTGAGTTGGGAGCAGAGTGTCGACGATTACTGCAAGAGGTTCGAGGACCTATTGAATACTGTCGAAAAGCGCTACAGTAGCAAGTAAACCCAGAAGGAGGAGAAATGTCTGATATTAAAAAATCTGCTGAAATTTCACCGGACGGTCTGTATCGTTACTCCCTAGAACGCACATGGGACGAGGACAAACCGACAGTCCTTTTTGTTTGTCTTAATCCCTCCACTGCCGATGCTGTAGAAGATGATGCGACTGTCCGCCGTATGATCAATTTTGCCCGTCAATTTGGAGGCGGCCGGCTTTTAGTTGGGAATCTCTTTGCCTTCAGATCGAAAAATCGCAATGACTTGTACACAGCGAAGGATCCAGTAGGACCTGAGAATGATGAGCACTTGAGAAGGATGATTGAAGCGGCTGATATTGTTATTGCCGCATGGGGAAACTATGGCAGCTATTTAGATCGCAGTTCCCAGTTCAAAGAAACATTCAAGGGCTACGACATTAAATGTTTGGCATTGAACCAGACTGGGGAACCGACGCACCCGCTTTACGTAGCTGATGGCACCAAGCTTCAAGATCTTTAGGAGGACAAATTATGACCAGCGATTTAGAACAATATGGGATTAAGAATAGCGAGCGCACTAGATGCGAAATTTGGACTCGTGTGATGGGTTACCATCGTCCGATTTCTTCTTTCAACATCGGAAAGCAGGGAGAAGTGGCCGAGCGCAAATATTTTGACGAGAAGAAGTGCAGCTGTCGCAAATAA